ACTTTTGTATATGCTGGTCCAGCTACCACTGCTGACTTTATTGTTGCAGATTCTTGTAACATTGTTGCTGATGCTGTTATTACTCAACGTTCTTCTTATGCTTCAGGACAAGCTGCAGAATTTATCCAATTGGAGAAAAACTTCTATAGCTACCAAGCTGGTTACTTGAAACACCTTTACAGAATGAACGGTTACAATGAGAACTTTGAGTCTTATGTTTCTGCTGGTAAAACTTACAATAGCTACTATATCAAATTCAATGAATATGATAAGTCTGCTTACCAATGGGGTGATTATATCATGGAAGATTCTACAGTAATCATTGCTATCCCTCAAGGTGGTTCTGATCTTACTCAAGACTTTGAGGATATTTTAGTGGCTGCTTTAGGAGATGTTACAGATAATGATCCTAATTGTGTAATCACAACTACTACTACATCAACTGCTGCTCCTAGTACAACAACAACATCTTCTACTAACATTCCTTAAGGATAAGTAGAGAATAATAAATTCCTAGTATCAAGGGGAGATGAGTTAAAAACGCTCTCTCCCCTTTTTATTAACATTCAAAAACAAACTCATGGCAGATTTAAAATTAGATATAATTGTAGTACCTACATATAGTACATTAACACTTGGAGTGATGGATGGATCGGTCTATCCAACAAATCCACCAAATGTTAGTAGTGCCAGTATGAGAATAACTATTCCTGGATTTGGGGACGCTCCACTATTACCATTTGATGTAGGTTCATTTAATATATATAATTCGGGTAATCTAGGTATTACAGATCCATGCATTGATCAACCTCTACCTGATGGAATATATAGATTACGTTATTCTTTAGCACCTGCATATTTGAACTTTGTAGAAAGAACAATAATGCGTACAGAGAAAATACAAGAGAAGTTTGACAGAGCTTTTCTTCAATTAGATTTAATGGAATGTGATAGAGCAATTAAAACACAATCTACTGTTACATTAAACACAATTAATTTCTTCATACAAGGAGCAATTGCTGCAGGTAATAACTGTGCAGAGTATGAAGCAAATAGATTATATGCTCAAGCAGACAATATGTTAAATAGTTTTTTAAAATCAAACTGTGGTTGTTCAGGTAACAACTACCAAATTAATTTCAATTAATTATGGCACAATGTAATTCATGTGGAGCAAAGGTAGGATGTGGATGTCAATTAACAAATGGACAATGTGCTACATGCGCAGCTAAAAAATAATAAATATGTTAACACCTAGATTAACTAATTGTCCTGAATGTGCAAACATTCCTGATTTATTAAAAAAGATAGATTGTAAGTTAGCAGAATATGCTAATGGTCTATACAACAATGTTGTATTTATGTTGAATCAAGTTGTTCCTGCTGGAGCAATGATTCAACTTTTGGCATATAAAAGAATCCTTACATACAAACAATGTAATCCTGATTACTTAGCTGATTTCTGTATGGATAAGATTGTAAGTAAGGTGATACGATTAACATTAGGTTGTTATATTAAACCTACAGTTACAGAAACACTTATTCCAACAACAACCTCTACAACATCAACATCTACTACTTGTCCACCATTAATTTGTTCATTTGATGGAACTGGTGTGTCAAGTTGTTCATTCACTGGAACTGTTCATAAAGTAACTATACCTCCAACAACAACATCTACAACATCAGCTACACCTACTACATCAACAACAAGTTCTACTAGTACATCAACTAGTACTACATCAACTAGTTCAACAACAACATCAAGTAGTACAACAACTAGTACAACAACTATGTCACCTACAATTACCATATGTAATCAAACTTGGACCACTAAAAATCTCGATGTATCTACTTACAGAAATGGAGTAGCTATACCTCAAATAACAGACCCAACACTTTGGGCAAATGCTACAAGTGGAGCTTGGTGTTATTTTGACAATGATCCCGCAAATAATGCAACTTATGGAAAACTTTATAATTGGTTTGCGGCACATGATACTGTTAATGGAGGAATTGCACCTGTAGGTTATCATGTCCCTTCTGATGCTGAATGGACAATATTAACTGATTGTTTATTAGGAGAACCAGTAGCAGGGACAAAAATGAAATCAGCAACTGGTTGGACTAGTGGTAATGGCAATAACTCCAGTGGATTTACAGGTCTTCCTGCAGGACATCGTCAAGGAAGTGGTCAATTTCCAACTACCACTCTTGGCACCACAGGATTCTTTTGGAGCACTACAGAAGCAGCAGCCAATACTACAGCTGGTTGGGGTCGCGAGTTAAGTTACCAAAACAATTATTGTTGGAGAAGTTATGATGACAAGAATTTTGGTTTTTCAATAAGATTAATAAAAGATTAATAAAATAAAAAATATATAATAATGACAACATTAATAACATTAACAAATGTAGGAAGTGACGCAGGTCCTTTTAATCTTTATTCAAATGCAGATGGATATGATCAACCATTTGATACAGACATAAGTGCTGATGAGCTAATAGCTGGATATACAACACCATTTGTTCCTAATGATGCAACTATAATAAGAGTGGTATCTATGGGAGTATGTGCTAATCGTATTGATATAGTAATTAATGATGATCCTTGTTTAATAGTAGGTACAGCTGCATTTGCTATTCCACCTACTACCACCACTACCACTACAACATTATAAAATAAAAATAATTATGACAGTACTAGTCCAACTATCAGTAGCAGGTACAAATACTACACTTTTTAACATCTATTCTAATTTTGATAATGTTACCCCTATTGCAACAGGAGTAACAAAATTAGAATTGTTAGAAGGATATTATGTATCCCCTGTTCCAAATGGTGCAACTACATTAAGAGTGATGGCTACAGGAACTTGTACCAGTTATACAGATATGCCTATAAGTGGTTTAATTACAACTACAACAACTAGTACTGCTGCTCCAGTTTCTACTACTAGTACTACATCTAGTACATCTACTAGCACTAGTACATCAACTAGTTCAACATCTAGTTCAACATCTAGTTCAACATCTACATCAACAAGTAGCACATCAACTAGTTCAACAACCACTACTACCACTACTAATCCTTGTCCTAATTGTATTTCAGGAACAGAAATCCCAATAGGAACTCAAACATGGACTAAATGTAATTTAGATGTAACCACTTATAGAGATTTAACACCAATTCCACAAGCAACTAGTGATGCAGATTGGGCAAACAAAGGATCAAGTGGAATAGGAGCTTGGTGTTATTATGGAGAGAACACTGCAAATGGTCCTATTTATGGCAAGTTATACAATTGGTATGCAGTTAATAATACTGTTAATGGAGGTTTAGCTCCTTTGGGTTATCGCATACCCACAGACTCCGAATGGACTGTTCTGACAGACTATTTAGGCGGAGAAAGTTTAGCTGGAGGAAAAATGAAAGAAGCAGGTTTTTGTCATTGGTTGAGCCCTAATACAGGTGCTACTAACTTAAGTGGCTTTACAGGTCTTCCTGGAGGAGATCGTGATACTGGTGGTACATTCTTTGGCATTGGATGCCATGGTTTCTGGTGGAGTAGGTCAGAGGATGAGGAAACAGGAGAAGTTTGGTATCGTTATCTAAGATGTGATCAGAGCATTGCTATCAGAGCTGCCCAAAATAAGGCAGTAGGTTACTCAGTTAGACTAATAAAAGATTAATAAAATAAAATAAAATAAAATAAAATAAACTAATGACAGTACTAATCCAATTATCAGCAGTAGGAATAAACATAACACTTTTTGATATATATTCTAATATAGATTATGGTACTCCTATTGTAACAGGGATATCAAAAATGCAATTATTAGAAGGATATTCTTTATTGAATGTTCCAGATAATGCAACTACAATAAGATTATCATCTACAGGAACTTGTAGTAATTATACAGATATAGCTATAGGTGGTTTAATTACAACTACTACTACTACTAGTACTACATTGAATTGTTCATTTATTGTAAATGCTCAAGAAATAACTACAACAAGTACATCTACTAGTTCAACAAGTACATCTACTAGTTCAACAAGTACAACAACTACTACCACTACATCAGCACCACTTCCTGAAGGAACTATTGTTCTAAGAAATGATATTAATATAGGATCTGGACAAACATTAAATTCTTTGTCTAATTTTTCTTGGACAACTCTTGCACCATCTGCTTTCCCTATACCACAAAATACTAATAGATTTGGAGGTCATTTTGGGTATTCAGGTAATCTTACTATAAATGCAACAGTAAATTCAAGTTGTCGTGTTGAAATTACTGTAGGTGGTAATACTTTTTGTCAAGGGGTGCAAGGAACAGGATCGATAAATTATGTATTTACTGGAATTACAATCTTACCAACAGATGATGTTACTATTGAATTAACTACAGGTGATGTTTGTCCATAAATAATAAACTAAAAATAAATAATAATGACAGTATTAATAACATTATCAGGAGTAGGCAGTAGCGCAGGACCAACATTTAATTTATATGCAAGTCCTGATGGAATAACTTTTACAACAATTGTATTAGGTGTAAATAAAACTGCACTAGAAGCAGGATATACAGCAACTGTTCCAAATGGTACAACAGATATTAAAGTAACTTCTGTAGGTGCATGTACTAACTCCTATATTGCAACAATTGGTGTAATACCAACTACCACTACTACTACCACAATTGGTGTAATACCAACTACCACTACTACTACCACAATTGGTGTAATACCAACTACCACTACTACTACCACAGCAACACCAACTACTACCAGCACAACTACTTTACAAGTATTTACTCAGGGATTAGATCAAAGTAGTGCATATTGTGTTGGTGGTTTTTGCGAACTTGATGGAACTATAACTGGCATCACTGTCTATAGTCTAGATGAGACATTAGTTACAGGAAGTTTTATATATACAGATCCAGCATTAACTATTCCATATACAACAACCCTTGTAAGTGATGGTCAATATATATTTAATGTTAGTGGTTTTGGTGAATTAACTATAACTTGTACTGTAGGTATTGAATGTTAACATTAAAAAATAAAATAAATATAAAATTAATAAAATAAATATAATATGTCTAATTGTAATAATTGTTTTAACGGATGCACAGAAACTATTTCAGATCAGTGTATCAGGTATACAGGAATAGATGTTCCTACATTAGGTATTCACACAGGTGACCCTTTATCAGTAATTGAGCAATCTCTAATTACATTTCTTCTTTCTGCATTAGATGGATCTGGAATAGAAATAGATCTTAATGGTATAGATGTATCTGCAGTGGTACAAAAGTATCTTCCTACGTGTGGAGAAATATCAATGGAAGATATATCAATAGCTCTTATAGAATCTATGGGTGATGTACAAGATCAAGTGAATTCTATTTTTGGTACACTCGCTGTATTAAATTCTGATTATGTTATTGGATGTTTAACAGGAGTTACAGTGTCCTCTGATACACATGCTATTGTACAGGCTACAATAACAAAACTTTGTAGTGTTAGTGCTAGTGTAACATCAATACTTGCCCAATTACCATTGTTTGCAAAAAAATCAGAAATATGTTCATTAATGACACAATGTACAATTAGTGGGGGTGGATCAACATTATTAGCTAGTTATAGAATGGTTCCTTTTACTGCAATTCCTTATTATGGTTCTATTTCTAATTACCCAACTCCATCAGATGGATTTAGTGGTGCAGGTGTAGGAAGTGGATATTGGATTGATGTATATATATGCAATGGAGATAATGGCACACCAGATTTAACAGGAGAACCTGGAGTTAATTATATAATGTATATTCCAGCCTACTAACCAATATGAACTACCCACCTACTCCACAAAGAAAAACTTGCGACTGTAGTGATCCTTGTATCTCTACAGATGATGTTTACTATGCTGGTCCCAATCTTCCAAACTCAGGAATCAATACTTATAATGTATTAACATCAGTTATAGAAAAGCTAGATGCTATCTATGCTGTTCCTACGTTACAGAGAGTAACGGAAATGGGTAATTACACCACTCTACCAATAATTGCAGATTCATTTGTAAAAATTGGTGGTACTTCATCTGAAATATTAGCAGCTAATGGTGATTTAATAACTGCTGGAACAAACATAACAATATCAGGAGGAATAATATCTTCAACAGGTGGAGGTGGAGATTCACCTATAACTATTGTAAATACTAACAGTCTTTTTTCAACAGGATTAACTGGTACTGGAACTGGAGCAACAGGCGCTTACGATTCTATTTTCTTTGGTACGGACGCTGGTGAAAATGCAACAGAAGCTTTTGAATCAAATTTCTTAGGTCCATTTGCTGGTAGTTTAGCAACAAATGCTTATAATTCAAATTTCTTTGGTTATTCTGCTGGCGAAGGCGCAGCAAACGCTTATCGTTCAAACTTCTTTGGTAGTGGCGCTGGTTTACTTGCAGTCAATGCTAGTTATTCAAATTTCTTTGGTACTAATGCTGGTTATCAAGTAACAGGAACAGAGGGCGAAGAATTTAGGTCAAATTTCTTTGGTTTTGATGCTGGTAATGGCGCAACCAATGCTAATGATTCAAACTTCTTTGGTAATAGTGCTGGTTATCTAGCAACTTATGCAAATACTTCAAACTTTTTTGGTAATCAAGCTGGTAGAGAAGCAACTAATGCTGAAAACTCTAATTTTTTCGGGTATAAAACTGGCTCTTCTTTTACTGATAATAATATAGGTTCAAATAATATTATTATAGGTACAAATATTTCATTACCAGATGCAACAGCAAATGCTATTAATTTAGGTGGTGTATTATTTAGCACAGGCACTCATTCAGATACAACAGGAGACCCATCAATTACCCCTATATCAGGAGGTAAAATAGGTATAGGAATAGTAAATCCAACAAATACATTACACATATATTCTGAAGCAGCGAATACTTCAGGTTTAAGACTTGAAAGGTTAACAAGTACATCACCTACAAGTACTGGACAAGCGATTGGCGTTGATGCAAGTGGTAATGTTGTTACAGTTACTGGCAGTGGTGGTACACAAACATTAGCAGAAACTCTTGTATTAGGTAATAATACAGGAGGTACAGATATATTATTAAATAATGAAGACAGACTACTATTAGAAAATAATTCTTATTTAACAAAGGGGACTTATGATTTTGGAGCTAATGGTGGTATTTCAAAAGTGTGTGGAGCGGGTTATGAAGATATGTGGCAAGCTGGTTTTAGACACGTTTTCGATGCTAACGGATTTATAAGAAATTCAACTAATTGTTTTAATCTTGTACCTGATATTGGTGCTGATGTTACACGAAGATATAAGATAGGTAGTATTTGGACTTTAGATGATTTAACTAATTATATTTGCACAGATGCGACAGAGGGTGCTGCTGTATGGGAATTATACAAAGAGATACCTACAATACAACCTGTATCTGCAACAGAAACTGGTGTAGTAAATAATACTTCCTTACAAGAACTTGGAGGAGTTGATAAAACAATTAATGGTGTAAGAGTTGGTAGAGGGAATATTTCTGACCCTGCTTCTGAAAATACCGCAGTAGGTTATCAGGCTTTACAATCAGTTATTCATACTACAGGAGATGAAGGATATTATAACACTGCATTTGGTGATGAAGCATTAAAATCATTAACTACTGGTAATTCAAGTAGTGCATTTGGAGATTGGGCATTAAGACTTTGTACAACAGGAACTTATAACTCAGCAATTGGAGGTGGAACATTAATGAATCTAACTACTGGCTCATACAATCTAGCAGTAGGTGAGAATAGCCTTCTTTCTAATGTATCTGGACAAAGGAATACTGCAGTGGGTTCTTTTGCATTAAATTTAAATACAGGTTCTTATAATACTGCAATTGGTATGTTAGCAGGAGGATTATCAACTTCTTCAGGTAATTGGAATATACTTGTAGGAATGCAAGCTGGTAGAGATATAAGCACAGGGAGCAACAATTTATTAATTGAAAACATAACTAATGCATCTATAACTTCAGGTAGTTTTAATATTGTATTAAATCCTAAACAAAAATCTGGTGTAACTACAGGATCTTTTAATACTATTATAGGATGCTGGGATGGGGCATTTCCAAATGCAATGGTAAATAATGTTATAATAGGAGATGGCCAAGGTAACATTAGATTTCGAACAACAGAGACAGGACTTACAACAGTTCCTGGTCAAACAAATGCATTGATTGAAGCAGACACCACTGGTAAGGCTGTAGTCACTAAGGAATATATTTCAGGAGTTGTAAAACCATACAAAGTGTATACAGCTTTATTAACAAGATCTGGAGCTACCGCACCAAGTCCAACTGTTTTAGAAAATACAATAGGTACAATTACTTGTAGTTATGATCAGCTTGGTATATATCATATAAACTCATCAGGGTTATTTACCTTAAATAAGACAATGGTTTTTGTTGGAAACAATTCTTTTGGACTTTTTGGTAATACTTTAGGTGCATCAAGAATGGATAATAATAGAGTAGTTATTGTTCAAACTACAACTTCAGGTACAAATGACGAAGATTGGATCGAACCAGTTTCTATAGAAATAAGAGTATATAATTAAATAGCTATATTATAAACTTTAATTAATTGCAACACACTGTAAACTAATTTATAATAGTTAACTTTGTATACAATAAGAATATATATTTTATTACTTAAAATTTAAAAAATGAGAGCAAATTCACAACAGATAGGTCAAAGTCAGAAAGTTAAATTGCTTTCTACTATTTCTAAACAAATAGAACAATTGACAAAAGTCATAGGTAGGAATACTATTACAACAACCACTACAACCACTGTAGTTTAATTATATAAAATATAAAAAAATGGCAACACCAAGTAAACAAATAGGATGGGGAACAGAAGAAAATCTTCTATCATTTATTTCTAAACAATTAGGACATTTAACTAATGTAGCATATAACTCAGGTGGAGGTGGTGGAGGTGTAGGACCTGCTGGACCTCAAGGAGTACAAGGGCCTGCAGGACCATTAGGACCTGTTGGACCTGCTGGATTAGAATGGCAAGGAGCTTGGGTTTCTGGAACATCTTATATTGCAGATGATGCTGTTGGATATAATGGAGCTTCTTGGTTCTGTATACTAGCTACATCAGGAACTACACCTCCAAACTTAGCTACAACAAATTGGGCATTATTGGCTTCTCAAGGAGCACAAGGACCCACTGGAGCACAAGGACCCACTGGAGCACAAGGACCTGCAGGTAGTCTTGTACCTATAGTTGCAAGTGCTCCACTTACGGGTGGAACTATAACAACAAGTGGAACAATAGGTATATCTCAAGCTACAGCAAGTGTTGATGGATATTTATCTTCAGGAGACTTTAATACATTTAGTGGTAAAGCAAATGTAGACTCACAGGTATTCACAGGAACACCATCACTTCCTATTGGAACTATAGGGGTAACACAAGCTGTAGGAACAAACAATACAACACTTGCTACAACAGAATTTGTTGTAGCAGCAGCAAACAACAGACTTGTAGTTGAAACAGCATTACCATACTCAATAACAAATGTAAATAGTGGAGGTATAATTATATTCACAGCATCTGCTTCATTAGAAATTCCATTATTACTTGCTAATGGATTTGAATGTACATTTGTAACACTTGATGGTGTGACATTAACAGTACCTGCAGTGGCAGGAATTACATTAAACAATGCAACAAATCCTACTGGAAGCAATGTATTAGCACCGAAATCAAGTTTTACATTAAAGAGAATGATAGCAACAAACACATTCATAGCAACAGGAAACCTATAATTATGAATAACTTAGCATTCCAAATATACGGAACAAAAAAAGCAACTCCCTTTCAATCTGTTTGGAAGACAGATAATATTGCTTTAGGAGCTGACACAGCTAATAAAACAGCATCAACGTTACCTTCTGATTGGGCACTTGCACCTGGTGGAACAAATCTATTAACAGGGGGATATACTCATAATGGTTCAGGTTCAAGTGTATTACTATTTCCAATTAGTAGTGCTGCATTTCAGAATTATCAAATAATATGTACGCTTTCAGCAGGTTCAACAGGTTCAGTTGTAATTAGCTTGGGAAATGTGTCTAGTGCTTCGTTATCTGATTCTAGTACTACAATAATCCTAACTCCAACAGCTGGTTCAGGTACACTATCAATTACACCAGTAAATTTTGTTGGAACTGTATCGCTAAGTGTAAAAGCAAGTTCCTCAGCAGCTAATCAAATACAACTACCAATAACTAGTATTCCTGTTGGAAAATCAATATGGATAGACTGGGGTGATAATAGTTACACTAATGCAAATAATTCTAACTACACTGCAAATATAATACACACATACGCAATACCAGGACAATATACAGTAAGAATATTAGGAGATAATTTTAGTTTTGGATTTGGGAGTACTAATAGTGTCAATGATAGATTAAAAATAAAGTCTATATCTAGTTGGGGTAAATTAAAAATGGGGTCATCTTCTTTTAATGGATGTTCTAATGTAACTATGTCTGGAATAACTGATGTTCCTGATTTAATTGGAGTAACTAACTTATCAAATGCATTTAATACTTGTTCTAACTTAACTACTGTTGGTAGAATGAATGAATGGAATATGAGTAGTGTTACTAACCTACTTGGAATGTTTAGCAATTCAGGTAATTTTAATCAATGTATAGGTGGTTGGAATGTATCTAATGTTACTACTTTTGAAGGAATGTTTTATAATTGTTTGGAATTTAACAATGGAGATAACAGTACTCCAATAAATAATTGGATATTAAATACAACATCATCAGTGTCATTAAACTATCCATTTATTAATTGTAGAAAATTCAATAGATACATAGGTGATTGGAATACATCTAAAGTGAATATGATGGCAGACATGTTTCAAGGAGCTACAGTATTCAATAATGGATTTGCTGCTGGTGTTGGAACAGGAAACCAATTAAATTGGGATACATCTTCTTGTACTAATATGAGTAGAATGTTTGTTGGTGCACCTGCATTCAACTCTAACGTATCATCATTTAATGTATCTAAAGTTACAACATTTAATCAAATGTTTACTTATTGTAATGCATTTAATAATGGATTTGCATCTGGAGTAGCTAATCAATTACCTTGGAATATTTCTTCTGCTACTAACATGACTAGTATGTTCCAAAACTGTACAGCATTCAACTCAAACTTAGGAACAGGAACAACACAATGGGACGTTAGTAAGGTAACCACGTTTGCAAGCATGTTCAGTGGAGCTACAGCATTTAATAATGGAAGTGATACAGCTCCTATTAATAATTGGGCTATAGGTGGTAATATAACAGGAACAATTAGTATGTCTGGTATGTTTGTTAATGCATCTAATTTCAATATGCCTATTAGCAACTGGAATATGACTAAGGTAACTAATACAAGTTCTATGTTTGCTAACACCAATGTATTCAACCAATCATTATTTAATTGGGAAAGAGCAGGATCTACAATGGGTAATGTTACAGATATGAGCAGTATGTTTACTAGCGCTTCTGTATTCAATCAAAATATAGGAGCATGGAATGTAAGTAATGTGACAACATTTGCAAGTATGTTTAATGGAGCTACCGCCTTTAACAATAACGGAAGTTCTGATATAAATAATTGGGCTATAAACACTGTGTCTAATGTTACCATGGGTAATATGTTTGTTAATGCATCTAATTTCAATATGCCTATTAGCAACTGGAATATGACTAAAGTAAACAATACAGCAGGTATGTTTAATGGAACAACACTGTTTAATCAACCTTTAGCTAACTGGGAAAGAGCTGGGTCTACAACAGGCAATATTACCGCCATGCAATCTATGTTCCAAGGTGCTTCTGCATTCAATCAGGATATTAGTTCTTGGAATGTAAATAAAGTGACTAATTTTGGATATATGTTTAGGTCAGCATTAGCATTTACTAACGGAGACAACAATCAAGAGAATCCAATAACTTTTAGGGTAGGTATAAATGGTTGGAATATAAATACTACTGCTACATCAGTTAATATGGCTGGTATGTTTTTTGGAACAAGAGATTTTAATAGAAATATTAATAGTTGGAATGTTAGTAAAGTAACTAGTATGAGTGAAATGTTCAATTCAACAACAACATTTAATCAATCTCTTAACTCTTGGAATACAGTTAGTGTAGTTGAAATGGTAGGAATGTTTGAATTAGCTACTGCTTTTAATGAACCTATTGATAATTGGAACATGAGTAATGTAACTGCAACACGATATATGTTTAATGGAGCTACCATTTTTAATCAGCCCTTATCAAATTGGGAAAGAAACACTGTAGGAAATGTATCTACAATGGCTAAGGTTACTAGTATGAATAATATGTTTAGTAATGCTATTGCATTTAATAAAAATATAGGTAACTGGAATGTAAGTAATGTTGCTAACTTTAGTAGTTTTATGATAGGAAAAACATCTGCTAATTTCTTATCAACTAACCTAGATGCGATATATAACGGATGGATAGTAAATGGTGTTAAACCAAACATATCAATAAGTTTTGGAACAGCTAAGTATTCACAAGCTGGTAAAACTGGGAAAGATGCATTATTAGCAAGTCCAAATAACTGGACAATAACAGATGGAGGAAATGAAAATGTATTAGTTCTAGATGCAGGAAATCCATTATCATATCCAGGAACAGGAACAACATGGACAGATTTAAGTGGTAATAACAATAATGGAACCCTTATAAATGGACCAACTTTTGATTCTGCAAATGGAGGAAGTATTGTATTTAATGGAGTGAGTCAATATGTAAATTGTGGTAATGCTTCTAATTTAAAATTTACAAATAACTTCACAATTAATGTATGGGTAAAATTTAATTCATTATTGGGTCCTCAAGCAATAATTTCCAATAATGAAAATGGAGGTTATGGAATACTTGCTAATTCGGCTAGTAGTAGATTAGAAACTTTCTACTGGATAAACGGAAGTTATAGAAAGGCTGGAGAGGATATGGTAAATTACAATACATCTTCATGGTTTAATATATCGGTAACTTTTAATGGAAGTAATGTTTTATTTTACAGAAATGGAAATTTAATACAAAGTGTTTCTGCAATAGGAACTGTTTCTACAAATAATCTACCGTTACTAATAGGGGCAAACCCAAACATATCTGGAAATTATGAGGATTTTTTTAATGGTAAAATTTCTCAAGTACAAACATATAATAAAGTGTTAACACCAACAGAATTGCTAGCAAACTTTAACGCAACAAAAGGAAGATATGGATTATAATAATATAAAAAAATCTGAGTTTGTTGGTTTTCTTAGATTTTCTCCTCAAGATATTCTTGGGGAGTTTTTGTTTTATAACTATTTTGATTATAAAGAATAACCTATTTAGTTAAATTTATTTGGATAGTAAGAAAACTATTTTTATCTTTACCCTAATTTTAAGTAAACTAAACTAAATATGACTGAGAATCAAGATTTATTATTCAAGTTAGAAGAGTTGTTGAAGCAAAAGAAAAGTAAAAAGTTCTATGCAGAAAGATTAGGAATAAGTGAAAATGAAGTGAATGAACTTCTTAAAGAACTTAGAGAGAAAGATGATTTACCAATTGAACTATCTCCTAGTTATAAAGAAGAATTACGTAAGGTAAATGTTGAGAAGGGTACAATAGAAAGTACTATCACTAGTGACTTTGATCCAAAAGATGATATTGAACTAGCAGCATTGCACAAAATAAATTTAGATAAATACATCATTACCAACTACTGGTCTAAGATGTTACCAAGTGGGAAGTTTACTTCTTCTGTCTTTAGTAAAAAGAAACAACCACAAGATTACTCCCCTGAAGACTTTGCTAAGTTTTTAGAAAACTACAAACCAAACAATATAGATGTTGTTAAACCAGAAAATCATCTCACTAAAGAACATGTAGATGTAGAGATATCTATTTCTGATTTCCATTTAGCTAAGAAACATGTAGATGGAGATAATGATCCTGCAAGTAGAGCATTGAGATATTTTAATGTAGCACAATCTTTGATAATAAAGGTGAGAGCTAATTACAATATAGACACTGTTATCCTTCCTATATCGAATGATTTCTTCCATACTGATAACTACCAACATCAAACTACAAATGGTACCCCACAGGACACTATAATAGATTATGCAGATGAATATGAATTAGGCTTTGCAGTTCTTGTAGATACAATCAATATGTTGAGACAGAATGCAAATGATGTAAAGGTGATACTTGTACAGGGTAATCATGACAGAACTAAATCATTCTACCTAGCACATGCACTAGATGTGTATTTCAAAGACTACTTTGATGTAGAGTTTGATAGATCACACAGTACAATAAAAGGACTTACAGTTGGTAATACATTCATAGGATGGCACCATGGTAATTGTAAACTAGATGATCTTCCTTTATTGTTTGCAACACATACTAAATTTAGTCATCAGTTTGGAGATGCTAATTACAGAGAGATACATACAGGTGATAAACATCACTACATGGCAAAAGAGATTAAAGGAGTGAGAATACAACAAATGCCTAGCTTATCTGGTACAGATAGATGGCACCTAGATAATAACTTCGTACACTCAGTACGAGCAGCTCTTGCTCTAGTTTATGATAGAAAGCTAGGAAAGATAGCAGAGTTTGAAACACGAATATAACTATGTCAACATTACGGAAATTAGTATCAGATGTTAGAAGTGTCCACAAGATACTTTCTACAGATAGTCTTATCACAGATAGAGCAATTGCATCTGAGATAAGAAACAATGCTTTATTGCTTATTAAGCGTGAGACAAATCTTAGAAAGCTCTGGGCTACAGATACATTGTTTACAACAATTCCTTGTTTGGAAATGTGTGAGGTTTCTATATCTGAATGTTGTGACTATGTGGATCCTTGTTCTGTTGCAAGAACTACATTTAAACTCCCACGCATATCTGAAGGAAACTATCAGTATGTAATACAGGGAGTTTATTCTATTAATGCAATGAGTGGAAGAGGAAGAAAACTAAAAGAAATAACTGTCAACAGATATATAAACTTACTTAAACTTCCTGTAATTAAGAATGAAGAATACTTCTGGATATCTAATGGATATTTATATGTAAGTAATCCACTTCTTAAAGCAATTAGATTTGTAGCTTTATTTGAAGAAGATGTAACTAACGAAATTATGTATCCAGAATGTGGATGTGGAACTCCTCAGTATACAGTGGAACAATTATGTCAAAATCCTTTAGACAAAGAGTTTGCTCTTCCTGGATACTTAGAACAACAAGTCTTAGAATTAACATCTAAAAAACTACTATCTACTTATTTCCAAATTAAGACAGACATAAGTCAAGAAGGAATAGATGGACAAGCTCCTAATTCAAAATCAACTAATTAATGAGTAGAGTTAAAGTGGACTGGAGATCTTCTAGTAAAGACAATTACAATTTATTTTGTAAGAATCATCCATCTATTAAACTTACATACGATGAATGGAGAAACATTATATATACATATAATGAATTCTTCAAAGAATACATATTAGAGACTGGTGAAAAAGCAAGACTACCTTATGGTTTTGGAGAGTTCTCTATCAATAAGAAGAAAAGAAGAAAGATGAAAGGCATAGATGGGAAAGAGTTTATTAACTTACCTATCGACTGGCAAAAGACTAAAGAGAAAGGAAAGGTTATATATAATTTCAACTACCACACAGAAGGATATTTCTTTGGATGGATGTGGTTTAAACAAGCAGCACGCTTTAAGAATTCTGACCTTTGGTATTTCAAACCTTCAAGACTCACATCAAGACTATTATCACATTACTTAAAGACCAACGATAAGTACCAACATTTATATCACGAGTGGAAAAAATAATAAATTATGAGCTACTACTATAAATATGCTTTCGTAAGTCCAGAACCTGTTTACTCAACTGTTAAAGAAGAGCTGAAAAGCTATTTTGATACAGGTGCTGTGGATGATCTTTTATTTCCTACCTATTTAGATAAAGCTCTAAAGAAGTTAGGAAGAACAACTTATGTAATCACTGATGAGATTCTTTTTGTAGAAGACTTTCAAGCTAGACTTCCTGATAACTTTTATGCTGTTAGAGAAGCATGGATGACTACAGAAGTGGCTAACTATCCATACCAATCAGCTAACTCATTCTATTCACAAGCAGCTTCTGAAACAACAATACAAGTAAGTCCTGTGACTTCTGGTGGTGCTGCTTGTACAAACCTTGAATGCACAACAGGATGTCCTGCGTGTATGCCTGTATTAATACAAGCTGTATATAAGACAAATAATAGTGTAGCTAGAGGATTTACTCACAACTACTTACTTAAGCCTGGAAACATATCTGCAAGAAAGAACTGTGGTGTTGATTATACAAACAACTGGGACTTCCAAGCACAACCTATTCCTGTAAACAATTTCACTCCTGGTTCTGCTAGTATTGATAGCTTTGACATTAGAGACAATAAGTTTGTAACTAATTTTAGAAATGGTGTTGTACATTTAATATTCTATGCTACAGAGTATGATGAAATAGGGAACCAATTGATTCCTGACAACTATCGTATTAGAGAGTATGTAGAAGCATTTCTTAAGTTTAAAGTGTTTGAAACTCTTACAAACCAAACTGTTGATGAAACATTTAATCAGTTACAACAAAAGTTGCTTTATCACAAACAAGCTTATGAAGAAGCTTTCATTATGGCAATGATAGAAGTTAAGAAACAAACAGGTTGGGAGAAACAACGAAGAATCAAAAATGACTTAAATAGATTTAATATGTACGAACTTCCTACTAGTAGATATGGTAGAAGACGTAACTAATTAAAATATCATTATGGCTGAAGAACAATCACAAGGAAATATAAAACAAGAACTTAACAGTGCTAACATAGGGTTAAACCTAGATAACACAGTAAATCAAATTAAACAGGGCACGCTCACGTATGCCCTGAATGCTGCTTTAGAAAACTTTGACTCTTCTTCTGTTAACTATCAGAATGAACAAGGTAATGAACTGTGTGTACAATTCCCTCAAGAATATGTATTAATAGGAACACACTTCATTAATGAACAAAGTAAACATATATTCTTCATCACCAATCCTAATACAGGAGATAGTGAAATAGGATATATGGATAACAATGATTGTATCTATCACACACTAGTTAATGCATTATGTCTTAACTTCAATACAGATAATCCTATTCATAAAACTGTACATAAGATTACTAATTGTACAACAGAAATATATTGGACAGATGGATTCAATCCTAGAAGATATTTAGACATTAATAATATTCCTTATTTACTAGCTCCTAATTCAGATCTTTGTGATCCTGTATATACAGATCAATTAGATTGTAATCAATTAAAGCTACAACCTAATTTTAATATTCCAAATCTTTCTATTGCAGATGTTACCACAGGAGGTTCTCTTCTTGCTGGTACATATCAATTTGCAGTGCAGTATTCTGATGCTGTAGGTAATCCTTTTACTTCTTATTATTCTATTACTAATCCCACACCAATTGCTGATCCACAGATTGCAACAGTTAATTTTAACTATGTTGTAGGAAAGTCTATTGTTGTTGATGTAAGTAACTTAGATGCTACAGGACAGTTTCAATATTTTAATCTAGCTGTTATTAAAACAGTTAATGCAATTACATCTGTAGAATTAATTGGAACATATTTTATAGATAATACATCTTTAAATATAACTTACACAGGACAGATAGTTGATAACATTCGTTTATCAATGAATGATATATTTGAGAAGTTTCCATATTATGATGTAGCAGAAGATTTAACAGCTGTACAGGATGTTCTTGTATGGGATGGACTTGGATCTATAGATAGAATTAATTATCAATCTATAGCTACACAAATAGATCTGCTATGGGAAACATATCAGATTCCTCCAAATGAAAATTATGCAGATGAATTAAATGCTACAAATCTTAGAGGATATCTTAGAGATGAAGTGTATGCATTTGAAATTGTATTCTTATTAAAGAATGGAAAACAAACAGATGGATTTCATATTCCAGGAAGAACATCTGTTCCTAATGATTTAGTAGTAATAAACAAAGTTGATAATGATGATTATATTGGAACAGGAACTTCTGCTCCGTATTGGAAGATATATAATACAGCTTCTGTAATTGGAACTTCTCCACAATGTTCAACTTGTAATATTGGAACTTCCACTCCATATCAATATGGAAACTTCGCTTATTGGGAATCAACAGAAGAATATCCATGTAACATAGATCTTTGGGGAGATTTAGCTGGTCAAAAAATTAGACATCATAAGTTTCCAGATGTATTAGTATCTCCTATTACAAAACCAGTTATAGATTATAATCCTTCAAAAATTCTAGCTGTACAAAATAATTATGTATATCCAATAGGAGTTAAAATAGATACAGCACAAGTTCAATCTTTAATACAATCATCAACATTAACAACAAATCAAAAAGCTGATATAGTAGGATATAAAATAGTAAGAGGAGATAGAGGAACAAACAAATCTATTGTAGCAAAAGGTATTCTTCGTAACGTAGGAGAATACACAAGAGAAGAACAATCTTTTTATTTTCCTAACTATCCATATAATGATCTTGCTGCAGATCCATTTTTAAATGCAACAAATAACGCTTGGACTGATGAATGTAAAACTTATCAAATTAACATACTTAAATTTAATGAATTTCCTGTTGGAGAAGCTCCATATACAGCTATACAATATACAAGTTGTAATAGCAATAAAGTAACTACTAAGAAATTTGAAACATTAGGGATACATCAACAGTGTTCTATTGGTATTCCTACTTTTTTAGGAAATGGCCCTTTTAATGTAATGAATGAATCTGATACTGGACCAACTCCTAGTTCAACTAATGTAGCAGTTGCCACATACATGACTTATTCAATATGGACCCTGGAATCAGAATGTGATGGAGCTTTTGAAGCATGTAGAGGATGGAGAGCACAATTTACAGATTGGACAGGAAATACACAGGCAAGCGTATGGATACAAGGAAGTGGAGATTGGAATCCTGGTTATAGAAAATATACTGTTTATAGTATAGGGGGAGAACCTTATAAGACTGATGGACGAGGAGAAACAAAAATAAGATATGTAAGTTCGGTATCATTTAATAACTGTGATGTATCAATTCCACAACCACCGTTAAAAGAAAGTAATACTTATAGACAAATATTTAATTCACCAGAAACATCTTTTGGACAACCATTCTTAGGAGACATTCTTAAATTAGAGAATGTGATGTATGGTAAAGGATATGCACATTTTGTACCAGTTAATAGTAATGCTAAATATAGACTTCTTTCTAAAGAAGCACAAAAAGATGCATTAGACGCCTCTAGTGCTTTAGGTAATAGAACTGATCCGTTCAATGCTACTTCTATGTTTACAGCATATCAGGCATATCTACAAATATATATAAATGGTATAACTAGAAGAAACTATGCATATTCATTTAACTCAACTGCTAGTTATGATTATAATGAAAAAATTACTAACAGTGGATATAAGCAAAGAACGTTAGACATTAAAAGATATTTAATTCCAGGAGTACAGAATGTTGGAGATAATTATAATATAAATAATTTTCAAAGAGAATCTTCTGTTTATTTAAAAACAGATGAGTATAGAGAAGATGGCACCACTCCAGTTGCATCATTACCATTTCCTAGTAATAGTACAGAAATGACTACTAATATAGGGATAGTAGAGAAATCTAGATTAACAATAGGAGGTAGTGGTGCTTGTGCTAGTCCTGCAGGAGAACAAGATATAAAAGTTGTTTCTTACTACGCATCATTAAAAAATACATTTGTAAATCAATGGGGACAAATGTATTCTTATGATACAATTGATACAGGGTTCCAAAAAAACGTAACAGCTAATACTACTGCTACAATATTTGGAGGAGATACATTTATATCTAGGTTTGCATTTAAAACAAAACTTCCATATTTTATAGATAATAGAGTTAATGCTCCTGATGATAGTGATGTATTTTATGATGAGATTGGTAATATAGCCTATCCAAAATATTGGCACTCAGCTAGATCTATATTATCTGATTATAGTGCAAATAATTCAGGACTGTTATCTAATATAGTTTCATATAAAGCTCATTCATTTGACTGTCCAAGTTTTCCAGAAAACTATCCTCCACCAAATGCTGGATCACAAAGAACATTCTATGATGGATATTTCTATTTGTTTGCATATGGTATTCCTAATTTCTATTGTGAGAGTTCATATAATACAGATTTAAGACAAGCATTCAATAATAAAGAAGGAGACTTCTGGCCACACGTATCAACAGGTATTCCTGATGATTGGGTACAAGAGAATTTTGTATCGATAGCAAATGATAATACATATACATATAATGTAACATTCTCTAAACAGAATAAAGAGAATACATTTACGCATTTACCAGCAGATTATAATGGGAACCCATGTTATACATACTATCCATTTAGAGCTGTATACTCAGATGCACAGAACATTGATGCTGATAATAGAGTAAATAGCTGGTTAACATATAGAGCTATTTCTTATTATGACTTTCCTCAGAACTATGGTAAACTTATATCATTAGATGGTATTCAAAACAAAGCTGTATTAGCTAGGTTTGAGAATAAGACATTAATGTATAACAATCTCCTTACAATTGATACAAGTAATCCACAAGCTGCATATGTAGGTAATCCTAATATGTTCAAAGGAGCACCTCCTATTGACTTTGCAGAAACAGATCTTGGATACGTAGGTAGTCAAAACAAAATGTTATTGAAGATTCCTCAAGGACAAATAACAGTTGATGCTAAGAGAGGACAAGTGTTTCTTATACAAGGAACACAAGTAGAAGATCTATCTGCATTTGGTTCTGGAATGAATAGATTCTTTACAGACCATTTAGCTTTTGAAATCTTAAGATACTTTCCAAAGGTAGATACAGATAACAATTTTAATGGTATAGGATTACATGGTGTATATGATAGTAAGTTTGATAGAGTGATACTTACTAAAATAGATTATATTCCATTAAGCAAAGATATCAAATATGATCCTGTAACAAAAGATTTCTATATAGAAGAATTAATAGGTACTAATATCTACGATAGAACAGTTGTTAGTTTAAAAGATTCAGAATATTTTTGTAATAAGTCTTGGACTCTTTCATTTAATGTAAATACTAAAAGCTGGGTATCCTTTCATAGTTATATTCCTAATTGGTATATAGCAGAAAACAATTTCTTCTATTCTGGTATAAATGGATGTTGTGATGAGTTTGATTTTATTGCAGGATCTATTGTTCCTACACCAAGCACAACAACAACAACTACTATGTTTGTACCAACTACTACAACAACAAGTAGTTCTACATCAACTAGTACATCTACTACATCAACATCAACAACAGCTGCTCCAACGACTACAACTACAACAAGTTATGTATGTCAAAGACCTATAAATATGCAAACACTTGGCCTTATAACAGGATATAATATAGTTAGTCCTCCTTCAACAGTTGTATCTACAGGAAGTCAAGTAAATGCATGTACTGCAATGGATTATATTTATGATGCACCTGCAGGCACAATAGTTCCTACTAGTATTATAGCACAGGCTGATAGTATTGTAGTTGATCAAACTGTTTATAGTGGTACAGGTACAGATTGTACAGTGGTACCTAATGGCTGGTATTTTACAGATGAGACAGCTGGTATGGATATTGTATTTAATATAGATAATGGTATAGTAAGTCAATTAGTTAATTGTAATCCTACTACCAGCACAACAACTACAATATCAACTTGTTACTCATTTACTGCAACTAAAACATCAGTTGGTGTTGTAACAGTAACTTTCATTGATTGTTCAGGAAATCCAGGAAGTAGAACTGTTGGACTTGCAGGAGGAGGATTCTCAACACAAACATTCTGTGCACTTGCTGGTACTGTAACTACACCTGCTGGAGTAACATTAACTAATAATGGAAACTGTTAATAAATTAATATGTCAAAAATAATAACAATAAGGTTAACTCAAGTGTCACCATCTTCTGGACCATTCACAATCTTAGATCAGTTCGAGAATGTGATAGCAGAAGATGTGCCTAAAAAGATTCTTGTTAGTGGAGTGAACTATACTGTGAATGATGATGTAATATTAGTTACACTAAGATCTACTGGTAAATGTAATATAGAAAAGACATTATATCTAAGTGATATTACAGAAGAGGACTATGTTAATATTAAACTAACACAAATTATTACAGGATGTACATGGAGACACTTAACTAATATACAATTATACAATTCTTATTATGGTGTTACAGAACCATACATAATTGAATATCCATTTGCTTATAAGTTTCAAGATGAAATCTTACAGAATGTAAAAGACTATACAAAAGCATATGAATATGTGTCTATACCAGATGGTGTATTTAATGATAACACAAGAATAGAAACAAACAACAAGTGGTTTAACAAAGCTATTTTATATAATGGACAACAAAGTTCAGGAGTGTTAACTCTCGTTGCTAAACCTCTTAATGATATGCGTGCATACATGCAGTATCCAATATTCAATACAGATAGTAAAACAATCACGTACACTAAGAGTGATAACTTCTATCAATACAATACATTCTGGGCTCTTCAAAAAAGTTCTCAAGTTCCATTGTTTAATACAGGATGTGAAAGCTTATCTATTGATAAGGTGATTAACCAAAGCAATATGGATTATGGATCAAGAAGTTTCAAGAAAGCTACACTAAGAGCTAAGGAGCTTAAGATACGTCATATATTAGATGACAATTGTACAACGCATTTAGTGAGTCAATTCTTAATTGCTCCTGCACAAATCTCTTATAAGTAATGGCTAAAGGTTGGTTAGATAATTATAATGATTCAAAAGTAAACTTACCAGAAGGATATGTAGGAGAAGGAATATTCAATGGTCCTATATTTGAAAACCCTGCTATTAAAGGACAGTTTCAAACTGGAGGTAAACTAAAATTTTTACAACCTACTAGTGATAAGTTACCAGAAGGATATGTTATTCCTTATGACACTCCTAGTTCTGAAAGAGCTATGTCTATAGGTGGAGAAGATGGAGAACCAGCTTATTTAATTCCTTCTTTTAAATATGGACGTTCTTTAGATGATCCAATGGGAGAGTTTAGAAAAACTGGAGAACATCTTGGTGGTCCATTTAAAACATGGCAAGAAGCTGATGAGTGGGAAAACGAAACTAGACATCCAGCAGTTGAAAGAAAAGAAACTATAATGTTCCCTCAAGAGAAATTTCAAGTGGGAGGAGTAATGCCAGGAGCTGTAGGACATATGTATGCTAGAACAGGATCTCCTAGTAAAGGACCACGTAGAAACCAAACTGATGTAACAGATGCTTCTGCACAGAATGGCAAAGAGATGCAATACTACCAACAAGGATTAGATTGGAAACCTAAGACTATTAGTAAGAATGGTGCATGGTTGGATAACTATGAAGAAGCTCAAACAGGTAAGAGTGTTAAGTTTGATCCAAAGAAATTTGCAGAAGATAAGAAACGTAATACTCCTTTACAAAAAAGTATAGACAAAGAATCAATTTCTGAAGATAAAAGAAGATGGTTTGATACTAAAGAATATAAAGATCAAGTTAAAGCAAATAAGGCAGCAGAAGATAAAGCTATTCTTCAAGATAGAAAAGACAGAACAAATAAAAGTGTTGCTGCACAAAAGAAATCTTTTACAAAAGATAATTGGAGACAACAACTAGCAGATGAAACACAAGCTACAGGAGATAAGTTTAGAATATTTCCTGAAGATCCAGATAGCTTTATTGATGAATGGATGAACCCAGGAGTGATGATTGGAAACATGGCTTCTGATTTAGGCTCTGCTCCATTAAGAGCGCAGCAAGAAGATTCATATATGCCATATGTTACAAGTATAGGTGTTCCATTATTAACAGGAGGTCTTGAAGGCATAGGAGCAAAAACAACTGGACAATTTGTTAGCAATCTTGTAAATCCTCTTAACATAGTTCCTGGATATAACTCTGCTAAAAAGGCTGTAGGAAAAGCATTAGGAACAGAAGAAGGTTTATTGTCTAATGTATATAAATTAAATCCTTATGCAGAAAGATTAAATGATGCAAACAAATCATATAGAGTTGCAGGATTAGATGCACTTGAAGATTTTCAAAATACAGGAATATTAAGAAGTGTGCAACAAGGTGTACCTGAAGGAGCGTCTTTAACTGAACGTGCAATGTCAAGACCTACAGGATTTCCTTCTTTTCAAAAAGGTTATGCTGACATGAGATATGCCCCAGAAGAAGGTGCTGTTGTTTTTGAAACAGGATTGCCTACATTCAAACGAGGAGAAATAAATCCTGTAACAGGTTTTCCTATTAAAGGAAGACATTATGCACATAGAGTTATTAATCCAGAAACAGGTGCAACTATGGGTCAAATACCTGCATCTGACATAAGAGCATTTGGAGATAAACCACATTGGCTACAAGGATATAAAGAAATTCCTAAACAAGAAGATGGAGGGATCATTAAAGATGATAGAGGACAATGGGATCATCCAGGAGAGATAACAGAAATCAATTCTAATGATATAACAATGGAAGGAGTTCCTTATGATGTTCTTGGTATATCAGATACAGGAGATACTAAACTAATGAAGCCAGGAAAGAATTATAAGTTCAAAGGTAAGAAGGTAACAGAATATCCTATGGCTAAGAATGGTGTAAACCAACAAGACCAAAAAACTTTGCAACAATTAGATCAATTGACTAACTTTACAAATTATAATAAACCACAACCAGGAGGCTGGCTAAACAAATATAAATCATGAAAGCACAAATTTTAAAAATTGCAGGAGTTAAATCTGAAAAGGAGTTCTATAAAAAGTTTCCTTCAGAAGAAGCCTTTATGAAGAAACATGGTAAAGAGTTTAAGAAAGCTCAAACTGGTGCTGCAATCAATGCATCACAATTACATCAACCAGCTTTCAAACCTTTAAGTTATCAAACTCAATTTGATGATGTTGATAAAATGATGACAGGTTCTACAGAAGCTGAGAGACAAGCTGCATTAGCTAAACAACAAGCTGCTGCTTCACAAGGTGGTGGTGGAGGTGGATTTGATATTGCTGGTCTTATGAAGTTAGCTGGTGGTGCTATGCAAGGAGGAGAAGGCATGGGTGATATGGGTGGAGCTGCAGCAGGTGCAAGTTCAGTGGCAGCAGCAGCAAGATATGGAATAGATATTCGTAAAGCACAAAATGGAACAGCTGCTTGGTATTCACAAAATCCTCCAGGAGGAGCAACTAATTATGGACAAGTACAACCTGCAAATCAATTAAAATCTATAGGTTCTACAAATCCTTTAGCTACTGGTGGTATAGGAGGATTCGATGTTTCTAAATTAGGTCCTCAAGGAGTTCAAGAAGAAAATACATGGTCTAAAGTGGGAGGAGCATTAGGTAAATATGCAGGACCTGTTGGAGATGTTATTAGTGGTATTGGAGAATTGAAAAAAGAAAAAGAAGCAAGAAAAGCTGCTGAACAAGCAAGAGATGTAAGTAAGATATCTCTTAAGGCAGCAGAGAGTGTTGATGTAGATGCAAGAAGACAACAATCTGAAAACATAGCTAAGCAAAGAGAAGCACAGATGCCAGTTAATACAGGAGAAGAATTCTTCCCTATATATGGTGTAGGTACAAATGTTCTTGCTAGAAACGGTATGATGTTACAAGATGGTGACAATGTTAAAGGAGATCTTCCATTAAACATGGCACTAAAAAATCCACAGTTTGCTGAACAACTGCGTGGACAAAGAAATAAAATTACTGAGGAAGAAGAAGTAGTCGAACCTGTAATGGAAGTAGGTCCAATATTTGGACCACAGAATGAGGAATATGATGACTTAGAACAAATAACTGATTACAGTGATCCAAATGAAATGACAGATGCACAGTCTGCTGCGTTCATGGAAACATATAATAGAGATCAAGGTAAATCAACTGAAACATTTGATTCAAGTTCTGCTAGAGATACATGGGTTCATAAAACAGGACTACCATGGAGTGAAGCTAAGCGACTTGGTTACACTGGAGGTTCTGCCAAAGATAATACAAAACTATTAGCAGAGTTAAATGATCCTAGATTTAGAAAAGAAAATCTAAGAGATTCTGCGCCTAAACAAAGTACACAAACTAGAACACCTATTCAACATAGAGAAACTCCTACAGGAAAACTTACTCCTATTAAGAAACCTATACAATCATATGCAGAAGCAATGAAAGGTAAACCTAAATATGGAGGAGCTCAAGGAGATATCCATGTTCCTGATGAAGGAAACATGTTAACTAGAATAGGAGAGCGTGTAGCTAACCCAATGCAAACATTTGGACATTATGCTCAATATGGAGAGTTACCAGCAGAAGGTTTTTCTAAACATAGTAAAAATGCTTTTGATCAAGTGTTAGGACTTAGAAATCCTGCATACTGGGCAAATGCTATAGGCAATGCTTCAGACTATGCAAGTGAAGGAGAATATAAAAAAGCAGCATGGGAAGCTTTGGATGCAGCACCTGCTTTAGGTAAAATTAAATATGTTAAAAATATACCATTTAATAAAGGACTTCCTCCTGCTAGTGTGCGTAGAGCAGGTTATTTAGGAGAAGGGGCAAAGAGACTTGGAGCTGCTCCTGCAAGACAATTAACTGGAAAAGCTGCTAAACAAATTGCACCAACTAATGTTCCTAACTTTGTTATGCGTAAAGATGGTGGACCAGTAGGTGGAAATCCTGGAGAGATACAAAATACATTTGCTCCAAATGATATATACATGGATAGTGGATATGAACCATTAAATGATACTAATATAAAACAATACTATCAAGGTGGAAGATTATATCAAATGCAAGATGGTGGAGCTGCTGCTGGTGGAGGAACTCCATGGGGAGCAATATCACAAAAAGCTACAGGTATAGGACAATCACTAATGGGTGGTCAAAATGCTGGTGGTAAAATTGGTAGTACTGTTGGTTCAACTCTTGGTATGATAGGAGGTCCTATTGGTTCTGCAATAGGTGGATTTGTTGGAGGTATAGCTGGTAATGCTTTAGATACTAATGCTAAGAGAATGAAGAAAGCACAAGATGCTACACAAAGAAACATGCAAGGAATGGCTAATGCTAATATGGCTAAAGGTATTCAAGCACAGAACCAATCTTATATGGAAGATGGTGGATGGGTATCTAATGATTGGACTCCACAAGTTATAGCTTCATTCGGTGGTCTTAATGAACAAGAAGTTTATGACTATGCACATGAAGGAATGGATACACTAAGAGCTGGTGGACATCTAAGAGATTATACACCTCCTAGTGATAGAGCTATGGAAATATATGAAGATGGTGGTAAGATTCAATCTTATGGATTAGGTGGAGAGTTACAAACACATTGGGGTGGAGGAGCTGAAACTATTTCACGTAATCCTTACTTACCTGGTACAGGAGAAACAGTAATGTTCAGAGGAAAGAGTCATGAAGAATATTCTCCTAATGGAGAAACAGGAATTGGTGTAACTTACGGTGGTAACCCAGTAGAAGTAGAAAGAGGAGAACCTATGGTAGAATTAGAAGAGGGTGGAACAATAGATCCTGAAACAGGAGAAGTACAAAAATCAGGAGTGGTGTTTGGTAACTTACAAATACCTAATCAATATATAGATATGCTAGGAGATAAAAATGCTAAAGGTAAAAAGTTTAAAAACTATGTAGCTGATCTATCTAAGATAGAAGAGAAACAAAACAGTATTATAGATAAATCATCTAAGCAACTTAATGCTCTTGATCCTATAAACTCTTTTGATAAGTTAACACTTACAGCATTGCAAGCTAACATACAAGGAGCTAATATGAAACTTAAAGAAATAGCTGATAGAAAAATAAATGCAGCATCTCTTCAGAATGCTATCAATGATACAGCAGAAGAACGTGGATTAGTTGCTGATGATCTTGCTAGAGGTAAGGTAAAGATAGATAAAGAAGCTCAAAAACAATCTGCTAAGTTTGGTGGCAAGTTTACACAAGCACAAGATGGTGTATATAAAATAAAAGGTAACTTACCTGGTTCTATAGATTATAATCCTCTTGGGCAAACTCCTAGAGAAGATCTATGGAAAGATGAGAGTACATATGAAAATGTATGGAAACCGAAAGTGTACTCTGCATTTAGTGATCCTAGACGTGCTGAAGAATTAGTTAAAAATTTAGAATCATATAAAGGACAAGATTTTGAAGATGTACAAGCTGCTATTAAAAAAGGAAAAACACCTGAAGAAAAGAAAGCTATTGCAATTAAATTAGCAACAGATAAGAAAGTTGGACCTTTCCATTCAATTATGGATACTGTAATAAATCAAACATTACCTGATGTTACAGAAGCAAAAACTACACCAACAGTTACTACACCAGCTGCAACTAAAGAAGAGGTAGCAGTAGAAGAAACACCTGAGAAAACAAATTGGTGGGATACAGCAACAACTGCATTTAATGCAATACTTCCTAGTATTAGACCTAGTGATGCAGAAGGATTGGATACAGCTCAGTTATATCCAGAGATGTTTGCTATGGCCACAAACCAAGTAGCTCCTGTACAAGCACAGACATTCCAACCTGATTTAGGAATTCCTTATGATATATCATATCAAGATCAATTGAATGCTAACCAAGCAGACTATAGAGCAGCACAAAGAATGATGGGTTACAATCCAGCAGCTCAAGCTAATCTAAATGCAGAAAAATATCAAGCTAATCAATCTGTACTAGCTAATCAATTCAGAGCTAATCAAGAAATGAAAGACAAAGTGTATAGTGAGAATAGAAACATGCTTAATCAAGCTAAGCTTACTAACCTAGGTATATTTGATAAGCAATACGAAAGACAGACAGAAGCATTAGCTAATACAAAAGCTACAACACAAGCTGCTTTGAATTCTATATCTGACAAGTATGCTAAGAATAAATTAGAGAACAGAGAGTTGAAAACATATGAGAATATGTACAACTATAGATTTGGTCCTAACTTCAGAGCACAGAATATGAATCCTTTAGCACAGTGGGATACAGATTATAAAGGAGCTTCATCAGAAGAACTTGAAGCTATGTCAGCTTATAAAAAAGCAAAAGAAAAACGAGAAGCTGCTGCTGCTAAGAAAGATGCTAAAGAAACTGATAAGAAAAGAAACGGTTCTATCGTAAAATCTTACAAGAATATATAACTAAACTCATTATAAAAAATTACTACAAAATGTTATTAAATTTTGATAGTATAATAATTTAAATTAAATTTGCTAATCTACATATTTATATGTATTAAAATAACAGACTATGGCTTCATGGGCAGATAAAATCCCTACTTTCAATCCTTATGTGCAACAACTTCCTGTAGATGCTATGGTGAAGGTTGGTATGGCTAAACAAGCTCAATATGAGGAAGGGGTACAAAAAATACAAACAAGCATTGACAATGTTGCAGGACTAGATGTTGCCAATGAAGTAGATAAAAAATACTTACAATCTAAACTTAACTCATTAGGTAATAACTTAAAACTGGTGGCTGCTGGAGATTTTTCTAATTTCCAGTTAGTCAACTCTGTTTCTGGTATGGCTAAACAAATTACCAAAGATCAGAATGTTATTAATGCTGTAGGTTCAACTGCTTGGTTGAGAAAACAACAAGGGATAATAGAGAAAGATACAACTGATGGTAAGTCTAATCCTGCTAATGTTGAACATTTTAACAAGCGTGCACAAGCTTATTTAAACTCTACTAAGCCAGGACAAAAGTTTAACGATAGTTATATAAATTATTTTGATGTAGATAAGTTTACAAAAGAAACATTTGATGCAATTAAGCCTGATGGATTTTCTTATGATATGATATATCAATTAGATAAGAATGGTAAACCTATGGCAGATGCTAAAGGGAATCTTATCTATTCTCCTACAATGACTAGGATGGATAAAGAAGGAATTTTTCCACCAAAAGTTAAAGCAACCTTAGAGCAAATCTTTTCAGATCCAAGAGTCAATCAACAATTAGATATTACAGGTCAATATAATTATAGAGGTTTAAATTCTGAACAACTCTCACAAAAAATTATAAAACAGAAACAGGTTATAATGGGTGACTATGAAAATCAAATGAATGATCTCACTCTTCAGAAAAGTATGGGGAAAGATGTTCAAAAAGATATTGATAGCTTAACAACTAAAATGACAAATGCTGCAGCTTCATATGATGAATATGCTGGTTTAGCTAATACAAATCCAGATGGTGTAAGAGGAGCTTTATATAAAGATGATGTCACTGCTAGGTATACAACCATGTATGGACAAATCAAAGATAAGTCACAAGTGATGGAAAATCCAGGATGGAATCAAAACTGGAAAATGCAAGTTGAAGCTAATGCACAATCTAGATTTGCACAAACATTGAATCAACAAAAGATTGCTCATGCTGATACAATGGCATTAGGTTGGGCTAATAATGCTCAAAGAGAAAGATTAGCCACTTTAGCAGCAAAAGGTAAGAAACAAACTTTAGGTGGAGCTGATAAAGGACTTGGTACAGGTCCTGGAGGAACACCAAGTGAACAAGCAGCTCAATCTGCTGCAATTGAAACAATGCGAGTACAAGCTACTGATTTTGAAAATGCAGCTAATGATTATTCTAATGCTTCAAATTCATTTATATGGGAAACTGTGTTTTCAAAAATTCCTAGTAATGGCACTAAGCTTAAAGGATTGATGGATAAAGGAATGAAACGTGATGCAGCTATTAATTTAATGATAAGCAATGGTGCTAAACAATCTGGTCAAACTTCAGAAGAATATAAATCGTATTGGTCAGATAGAGCATCTGTAGAATATAAAAAATTAACACCAGAGCAACAAAGTGCACGTCCAGTGATTGCAGATACATACCATGCATTTAGAAACTCTAAACGTATATTTGATAGTCAATTGGCAGCTAATGAAAAGATTCAAAAACAAACAAAAGCTGAACTTGGAGAAGTAGGTAAGAAACTTGCAATGACAAATGTTCAACCACAAACTATTACATATAAAGATAAAACCTATAAGTTAGATAAACAAGATATGCTTGATCTTGCTATCTATAAAAAAGGTAATTTAGGATTTATGCAATCTATATTTGGTGGAGATGATGCTAGACTTCTTGAACAAGAATCAAAATTTGCTCTTGCTAGATTAGCTAAGAGAGGAAAAGCAGCTGTGGCAGAAGCTTATATTAAAGATAATGAAAATGTTAATGTAGATAAAAATGGTAAAGCAACTCGTATGACAGATACTGGAGTTTGGGGAGCTATAAAAGGACTTACAGATATTCCAACAAGACTTATGTATCAATCTGAAGGATGGGGAGGAACTACTAGAAATTGGAACCAAACTCATTCTGTAGAAGGTTTATTAAACAATGAAGTTTATTCAAAAGGTCTTCAAAGAAAAGCTGAAATTATACAACAGCATTATAATATTCATCCAAATAGAAACATTAATATAGTAACAGGAGATACTGAAACTGATAAAGGTACAATTGCACAACTTAAACGTTGGGCTGGTGAAGCTGTAACAGGAGCAGGAAACTTATCTCCAGGTTATAAAGAATTTGGAAAAGATATTTCAGGAAAAATAGATGATCTCCATATAGGTGGCAGAACTATTTTTGATGAAGATAATAACCCTATGGTTGAAGTGGTAGTATATGATAAAGATAATAGTACAAGAAAATCAGGTCTTACGTTAACACCTGATCAAGCTGCTAATATTGGAATTGATCTTGGTACATTATATGAAAGTAAAGAAGCTTCTGCACTTAGAAATAAATTAAACTTTAACAACTATCAAACTTCTATATTAGATCCTTCACAAGTATCTACATATATTAAAGAAGATTCATACTATGATAGAACTGATTTCCCAGGAATGAAAGGTAATAAAACATTTGATGTCCAATCGCACATTGTATACAATAATGGAAAATACTATCCTTTTGTATATGTATCAGATGGTAGTAGAAAAACTGTAAAACAATTAAATGGTGATGAAAATTTAGAAAACTTATTAACAAGTCTTAAAACTGTAGTTACACCAAATTTTGTACAAGGTTTAATAACAACACCAAACTAACAATACCAAATTAATAATTATGCTTCAACCAGATAAAGAAAATTATATAAATAGAAAAGCTGTTTCTGTAGGTCTTCCTTCTACGCCAATTGTTCCTAATGTTGGATTTAGTAAAGGTGGTAGAAATAATAGTGAACCAGGTCAAAACATATCTGCTCTTGATATGTGGGATCAAGCATTAGCTGCACCTAAAAAGTTAGGTGTAGCAGATATTCCTGTTTCATCTTTTTATACAGGTACTAGATACAAAGCAACTTTACCTGGAACAGACTATGAAGAGATGGCTGCTAATGGTCAAACTCGTGCTGATAGATGGGCTAATGGTTCATTGAAAATGTTAGGTACTGCAGCTACATCTTTTATTTCTGGTACTGTAGGACTTGTAGCTGGCATAGGTTCTGCAGTTAGAGATCAAAGACTTGCTTCTTTAATTGATAATCCTGTTACAAGAGAGATGGATAATGTAATGAAGTATATGGAAGACTATGCTCCTAACTATTATTCACGTCAAGAAAGAGATGCTAAGTGGTGGTCTCCAGATAATATTCTTACAGCAAACTTTTGGTCTGACAAGGTATTAAAAAATCTCGGTTATTCTGTTGGAGCTATAGGGGGTGGAGTTGCTTGGGGAACTTTATTCAAATCAATTGGACTTACCAATAAATTAGTTCAAGCTGGTAGAGGAATGGAAGCTGCTACAGCTATTGAAGAATCAATGTCTGCTGTACCAAACATGCAAAAACTTAATGCATTTGAGAATGCTCTAAGTTCTCTTTCACAAAAATATATTAAATCTCCAGTATCATCTGTATTAAAAGATTCTGATAGAATTCTTACTTCTACTATGGGTACATTTGGTGAAGCTTCTATGGAAGGTCTTCAAGGAATGAATAAGTATAGACAAGATGCAATAGATGAATATAGAAGTATACATGGTGTAGATCCTACAGGGGATATACTAGATAAAATTAACAAATCTGCAGATCAAGTTGGTATGTATATCTGGGGAGCTAATAGTCTTTTACTAACAGGTACAAACTATATTCAGTTACCAAAGATATTAGGAAGCTCTAGAAAAGTTGACAAAGCTTTAATTAATACTATTGAGAGAGATGTTGAGACTGGTTTGTTTAAACAAGCAGTTCCAGCTACTAGATTTGGAAGACTTGCTCAAAAAGTAAAAGGGGTGGGTCAAGTGTTGTTTGCTCCTTCAGAAGCTTTTGAAGAGGGTATGCAATCATCTATTCAAACAGGTGTAAATAATTATTTTCAACGTGCACGTCAGAGTAAACAAGATACTAGTGAGTTCCTAGGTACATTACATGGAGCTATGAGTAATATTTTTGGTGAAGGTATTCATGATACACTAACTACTAAAGAAGGAATAGAAAGTATTCTTATTGGTGGTATATCAGGAGGAATTCAACAAGGTGGTATCATTGGTACATATAAAAACAAAGAAGGTCAAACAAGAGTTGGTATTGGTAAGTCAGGAGTGATAGCTGAACAAGGATTATTTGGTGGTGGTGGAGAGAGACAAGCTAACACTGATATTGCTGTAGCTGCTCTTAATAAATCAAATATACAGAAACAACTTAAAGATGGAATTAAGTATTTAGGAATAGGAATAGGTTCTCAGAAACTGAGACAAGATGCTATTGCTAACAATGATGTTCTTTCTGAAAAAGATTATGAAGCTGATTTTACACTTTCTTATTTAATGCCTAGAATTAAATATGGTAAAATTGATTCTGTAAAAGAAGAACTTGATTTATATAAAAGTCAAGCAATGGATCCAAATGGATTTAGAGAATTAGTAAGAGGAGGAATTGCTAATGAAAATGAAACTAGTGAACAATTTATAACTAGAATAACTAATCTACAGAACTTATCAAATGATGTAGAAACATTATATGGTAAAATAAATGATAAGTATGAGAATGAAGTGAATGATAAAGGGCAAATCAAATACACAGATGATGTAATTGATAAGCTTGTATATTCTGCAGCTAAGATTAAAGATTATGATGCACGTATCCCAGGAGTAAGTAATGCTCTTGCAGGAACAGGTATTGACACACAATCATTTTTAGATGCTTTATTTCAAAAAGAAGGATCTTCCACTGAGAACATCACTGCTGCATTAGCAACTATTGATGCTTTAGATATTACTAATGATGAAAAGGAAGATCTTAGAAAGAGTTTATATGATCTTGCAGAACTTTCTTTGAGAAGAAAGGAAATGATTGATCAGTATAATGATATACTAGATAAGCCAAGTAACTTTAAAGAACCTGAAGAACCTGACACTGTAAAAGAAGAAGAGGGTGTAGTTTCTGCAGAAACAATGGAAGAAGAAATCCTTGGGCAAGAAATTGTTGCAGAAGGTGTACCATTTGTTAAAGTGAAAACTAAAGATGGTCAAAGGAACTTAGAGATTGGTACTGAATATTTTGTTGGTAAGGGTGTAGATTATGAAAAAGAAGGACTTAACTCTCCTGTTCCTATTTCTAAACTTACTATTATAGGAGAGAATCCTGATGGAACAATTAAAATAAAAGCAGACAATGGTGACATCAGAGATATATCTAAGAGTATACTTGAGAATTATAAACTTGGAAAGGTATCATCTCTTAAAGCTAACAAGACAGCTAACTTCTTTTATAATCATAGGAATGATCTTTATCAATATAACTTTGGTAAAAACTTTGGTGGAGTAAAACAAGGTAGACTTGAGTTACAAGATGGTAAATTATACTTTGTATATTTAAACCAAGATGGTAAGGTGGATAAGAAACAATTATTCAACTCACACTTTATTGCACAGGAAGGTTATGATACAGCTAGAATTACTAAAGTTGGTAATGTTAAATCAGAAACTGCAGAACAAAAAGTTTCTAGAGAAGAATTTACATCTCCAGAAGAAATAGAAAAACAAAAACAAACACTTGCTAAGAATAGAGAAGCAAGATTAGAAATACTTTCTCAACTTGATAAAGAAACAACAGATCGATTAGAAGAAGTTAATAAAAAACTTTTATCTAAAGTTGATGAGTTAACAAAGATACAAGAAGACCTTGATGCTATCGCTAAGCTTAAAGAAGAAGGTGTTAAAGGACAAAAAATAAAAGGTAATTTTTCAAAGGTGCTATCTACTAGTGTGAGAACATTAAATAGATACACTGCTATGAAAAACAATGTTGATCAAGAGATCAATAAACTTAAAGGTGAGAAAGAAGAACTTGAAATGAATATTTCATACTTCCAAGATTTTGCTAATAACTTAGATGATCTTCCTGAAAATACAGGAGAATTTCTTAAAGAGTTAAGAGATCAAATTACTTGGTTAACTGATCTTGGAAAACAAACTGGGGAAACTCTTTCATCTTTAGAAAAATTAAGTAAACAAATTTCTGATGCAATTAAAGATGTAGCACGTCTTCTAAAGGACAGTTTAACTAAATTTGATAATGTATACTCTGACTATATAATAGAGGCATTAGACAATCTTATTTCAACTGAAAATCCTTTATCCATATTACCTACACTTAAAGAAAATCTTGCAGACTATGCTTTATCAAATGATCTAGCAAAAGATATTTCTATAAATGGTGATAAGCTAGAAGAAGTTACTAATCAAATAAAGGAAACAAAATTAAAACTTGATGAGCTTCGTAATGAATACAAAGCTAAAAAGATTATAGTTAATAGATTTCAAAAAATATTTGATGAATATAAAAAACAGAAAGCTGAAGAAGATAAGTTATTCACTAGTGAGGCAGTAGTTAATAAAGCATTGTCTACAGAAGATAAAGGTATACAAGCTCGTGAGTTTAATACAGCGTACGAAGCAAATGCTAAAAAATCTAATGAGATTCTTCCTAGAGCTACAGTTCCTGTAGAAGAAAATAAAGCTCATCAAATTAGAGCTAATAAGTTTGGTACAAAGCTAAACTCATTCCCTAATAGAAATGATATTCGTGGTGTATATATTACATCTAAGAATCAAAATCAATTGCTTCCAGGTGTAATAGAACGCATGTTAGATAATGATCCTACTCTTGTAACAAAATATAAGGACAGTGCTATTGTTATGGTGATGGTTAATTCTAAAGGACAGTTAGTTGGTGTAGATGGACAACCTATTGCAAAAGGAACTGAACTATTAGACTCTGCTATATATCAAATATTTCCTGAGAATAAAATGAAAGATGGTTCTATGTTTAGAGAGAACACTTCTCAAAACATTAAAGATGCTATCATTTCTCAGTATGATGCTTGGAGAAAAAGTGTACTAGCTGAAACAAAGGTTGGTAAGAAACATGAGATAGAATCTTCTTTTGGTATTATAGATAATGTAAAAGATGCTGATGGCAACACTGTATATAGTACAAGAACATCTGTTATACAATCAGGACTTGTTACTCCTGCTGAAATAGAACGTTCTCAATTAATATTCATTCCTACAACAAATAATATTATATCTAAAGGAACTGTATCATATGATAGTCCATTAGGTATGGTGTTTCTTGAAACTCCTAATGGATATACAAAACTTCAAAATAGACAACATACACAAGCTGATGCAAGTGCTATATTTGATTCTATGTTGCAGTTTGCTAAGAACATGGTTAATCCTGAAGAAGGAACAGATAGTGATAATTCAAAACGTATATTAAGATTCTTACAAGGAGTTTCTTATTGGGGAGTTCCTAGAGATCAACAAGGTAACAGAAAAGAAAAAGATGGATATAGTAGTATATTCTTTGAGAAGAATGTTGATACAGGAAGACTAACTCTTATGATTGGTGGTAGAAATACAGAAATTCTATTCACACCATCTGCATTGAGATTAAATAAAGAAACTATTGTTTCTCAAATAGAAAAAATATACACTAATACAAACTCTGCTCTTGCTAAAGATTTGAATGAGAAGTTTGAACAAATCATTTCTATTTCTCCTGAAGGAGAGATTACATCTGAGGTGTGGGATAACTATCAATCATATTTATTATCAGATACTAAACCTAATGGTTCAAAAAGAAATGAATATGAAATTCCATTATCTACAACAGCAAGACCTTTAATAAATGCTGATGATGTAAATAAGAAAGCAATCTATTTCTTCACTACAGATACAGCAGATAGTTTTGCTATCCCAGTTCCTCAAAAGGTTGCACCTAAAGTGTTAACACCTGCAGGAGCACCTAAAGCTGCTACACCAGCTGCTACATTTGAAGATGAAATGGAATTCACCTTTGGTGAAGAAGCTCCTATTTATAAATTAGATGGAACTACAAAAGATACATACACATCTCCTCAAGGTAAAAAGATATTCTTTACAGCTCCTGCTACAACAACAATTGATAACTATGCTACATCTATAACAGTTCTTCAAGGTGGAGACCTTGCAGAAATAGTTAAAACTATTACGGATGCTGGCAAAGATTATAAAGATGTTATCAAGAAAACAATATATAATGCAATTGCTCAAGACTTAACTAAACTAGCTGCTACTCAAGAAGAAGAATTTGAATTTACAATGCCTGAAGAGGTTATTGAAGAAGCTACAAAAGAAGTTGGTAAGTCATTAGATCAAGATGTAATGGATGCTATCAATTCAGATATGAATGATGATGATGAAGCACTTCGTGTAAACATTGAATCAGAAATTGATAGATTTCAACCTGAGAACTGGAATGATGTAGAAAAATGGTTAAAAGCTAACTTCCCAAATCTTCCTGTATATAGAGTGAAGAATATCATTCAAGCTACTAATGGTAGACAAGCTTGGGGCATGTTAAAGAATGGTTCTATATACTTATATCAAAATGCTGAGGTGGGTACTGTATATCACGAAGTATTTGAAGCTGTATGGAAAATGTTTACTGATGTTGCTGAACAAGAATCTGTTCGTAAAGAATTCAACTCTCGTAAAGGAACATTCGTAGATAGACCTACAGGTAAAACTATAAAATATTCTGAGGCTACACCTGAACAAGCTAAAGAACAATTAGCTGAAGAGTTCAGAGACTATATAATGACTGGTAAGATTCCTGCCAAACCTACTGATGGAAGACCTTTCATTGTTAAATTGTTTGCTGATCTTGCAACATTCATTAAAGAATTCTTCACTGGTAAGAATGCTGTTAGTAATACAGAAGAGTTATTCAAGAAAATAGGCAATGGGTATTATAAAAATAATATGCCACATGCTAGACAATTATCTATGGCTAAATCAGGAATCATTGATGTAGAAGATGCATTTGCTGATTCTGAATCAGAGTTCAGGCTTACTAAGATTACAGATAAAGAAGGTTCTGATATTATTCAAAACATGACATATCTAACGCTTACTAATTTAACTAGTACAGATAAAAGTCTTTTCACTCGTGATGCTATTTCTTCATCAGAGTTATATAATAATTTAAAGAAACAAACTTTACAAACTATAAATAAAAAGAATATTTCTGCTAACAAACTTTTAAAAGATGAAGATTATTTAAAAGATAATAAAGAAGAGAAAACAAAAATTCTTAATAGTGTAATTGCTAAGAATATTGAATTCATGCAGAATGTTTCTGATGAATGGCCAGCTATTGTTGAAAGACATAAAGAATATCTTAAAGGATATCAAATAGAATTTGATGAGAATGATAATGTTGCAGTGAATGATGTTGAAAAAAGTAAAGATGAAGGATTTGGTAATGCTACTACAATAGATAGTTTCAAGAAAGCTAATCCAGCAATCAAACTTTTGCTATCAACTATACCTGTAGTTAATCCTCGTGACAGTACTAAATTAAAACTATCTTCTATTGGAGGAGCTATATTAATTCCTACAAGCCAAACTTACATTAGTTTAATGAGTAATCTACACAAGTCTTCAAGTATTGAAGATATGTTAGAGAACTTGCGTGTAATGGCTGAGAATGATCCTAACTATAGAACATTATACAAACGTATAACTAAACGATCATATGATGAAGAAGGAGTTGAGCTAAGTAAAATTGAAACAACTCATGGACTTCAATTAATAAGTGCATTGTGGAAAACATTCAAGAAACAAAATCCTGACGTTAAGAATGTATTCATTCTTGAGAATGGAGATGTTGTAGTTGGAGATGCTAGTTTATCTAATGCTGCTAATCAATTAAGAAATGAGTATATAAATACAATTGTTACTTATGCTAAAGCTAATAAAGGATTCTTTACATATGTTGAAAAGAGAAAAGTCTTTATAGGTAATGAATCAAAAATTAGAGGAATTGTACTTGATAGTGTTACAGCACAATCTAATTTTCTTAAAGAACTAGGTATTCCATTTAGTACATCAGAAATACTAAAACTTAAAGGAGAACAATTAAAAACATTCAATGAGGCTGTATCTGGTATTAGAAAAAGTATATCAGAAACTAAAGAGATTGCTACGTTCTCTGGTAAAGTGTTAAACATAAGTAATCGTCTATTAGAACTTGGACTTGTAAAAGCTACAATATCTAATCCTGAATTCAATAGTACATATTTTAATGTATCTGGTGAGCGCACACAATCATTTATTGGAACAAATGCTGCATCTGATCTTTATAACTTTTTATCTACATTAGAAAAGAAATCAGATATAGCTGGTACAAAATATAGCTACTTACTAACTGATTCATTTGCTCAAGGATCTAATCTTATGGAAAGAATGTTTGGTTCAGATGGTGTTCGTAAACAAAAGACAGATGAATTATTTAAAATAGGATATGTTAGTGGTACAATCAATGAATCAAATGGTAAACAAAAACCATCATCAAAACTTACATTCCCAGAACGTTTGACTCAAGAGTTAAACTTAAACTTATCAGGTTGGTATTTGAACTTAATTCCTGGTGATGCTTCTATTGAGTGGATGATTAATATGGGTAATCCTATTTCTACTACTTCTATATCTAGAGGTATGACTGATGTTAATAATGTATTCAAAGGATATTTCAAATCTGAATTAGCTCTATCTAGAGAAAAAAATCGTCCAGTAGCTGCTAATAGAAATGCAAAAGAGTTACGTTTCTTCAAATCTATTCTTGGTGAGGAGTTACATAATGAAATAATTGCTTCAAAAGAAGATGTTGATGCTGTGTATACATTGTTTGAAAACAAAATCAATGCAGCGTTATTACAATATATTAATAGTGAGGCTTCTAAATATCAAGCATATTTAAAAAGATTTGGTATTCTACAAGAAGGATTAATGGGAACATCATTGAAAAATGTTAACCTACCTAAGAATATGTCTAAGCCTGAATTAACTAGACAACTTTATACTCTTACTGTTAATTTTATGATTAACAATATTGAGATGCATAAATTATTATATGCAGATCCTTATCAATATGATGATGAATTGAAACGTATTAAAAGTTTCAACTCTCCACGTCAATCTATTATTAGTGATTCACCTAAAATGAATACTGCATTCAGTAATGTTTGGAACAAAGGATTCAAAAAAGGAGATATTGGATATACAACATTCACACAAGATTATTTCAAAACAGCTACACATGAAGATATTACAGGGATCATTGATCTTCCTGGATATGAAGACTATAAAGAAACTGATGGATCTGGTATAATTGGAATGAAATCATATCGTCAGTTTAGAATTAGAGCTGGTGAGTGGAATGAGAATGAAGAGAAACAATTTAGATATGATGTAGCTTGGGAGAAAAGAGACAAGAGTCTTAAACTATCACCAGAAGAAGAAGCTTTGCTTGCACAAGTTAATCCTCAAGTGAAGAGTGCTTACACTCCTTTGAAACCAATTGTATCTGGTTCTAAATTAGATGCAAAGGGTCAACCAAAAAACATCAATGACATTGTATTAGATAAGTATGCACTATATCCATTATCATATCGTGTAATGAAAGAAATTAATGCAGAGTCTAATGCTGTTAAGTTGTATGATAAAATGCAGAATGAGAAAATAGATTACATTGTATTTAAGTCTGCTAGAAAGGTAGGGGCTGAAGCACAACATTCTACATATGATAAACAAACAGGAGAGTTTAATAATTCTCCATACAAAGGAATAATCAATGTACCATTCTCTATTATGAGTGTACAATCAGAGGTTCCTTCAAAAGATACTGCTATTGTAACTAGAGGATCTCAGGTAACTAAGTTACTTACATTAGATTACTTAGCTGCTGGTGTTCCTATTGACTTCTTCCCTGGAGAAGATTTTGATAAAAGATATAAAGCTTGGAACAATCCTAAGTTTACAGACGAACAAAAATTTGAAAAATCTCCAATCTTTAAAGAGGTTAAGAATAACCAAACACTTCTTAATAAAATAATGGAAGAAGGATTCAACAATCTTATCGATACATTAGGTATTAAACTTGTGAATGGTGAATTTAAAATAGACTCATTAGATAAGGCTGTTAAAACTTTACGTGATGAGGTGTTGAAGAGAGAAGTTAACGATAACATTAGTGATGCACTAACTGGGTTCTTGAATGGTAAATCAGTTCTTGAAGCTACACCTGCTGGTCAACAAATAAAAAACATTCTATATTCTATTGCAGATAAAGAAGTTATTAGTCCTAAGATTTCTGGTGGTATGAAGGTACAGATTCCTTCTTCATTATTAGAGAGTGTAAGAGCAAAAGAAGAAGAAATAAATGGTAAGACAGGATTTACTTCTACTGTTCTTGATTTCTATAAGAATGAAGATGGTAAACGTGTATGTGAAATCATGGTGGGTAGATGGTTCAAATCAGATATGTCTGATGCAGATCTTCTTAAATACTTAAACACTACAGACGAAGGACAAAGTATATTATCTGGATTAGCATTCCGTATTCCTACACAGAAACAAAACTCTATTGATAGTTTTGTTATTAAACAATTCTTACCAAAAGAATTCGGAGACTCAGTTGTTGTACCTGCTGCATTAGTTGCTAAGGTGGGATCGGATTTTGATATTGATAAATTATCAATCTATTTTAAAAATACATATCAAGATAAAGTTGGAAATACTAAACTTGTTCCTTTCTTAGGATATGGTAAAGAAGCTAAGGATAAATTCTCACAACTATTTGATAAAGGAGAGTTCATTACTAAAGAACAATTAGCTGAGATTGAAAAGTTCATGTCTAAAGATGAAAGCTCTTTGACTAGAGAGCTAACTGATAAATTGATGTTTAGCATCTTTGGTGATCAATATGATGCTGAGAAATCTGCATTAGAAGATCAAAAAGATTTAACAGCAGAACGTCAGCAGTTCTTAGAAGACTATTTACGTGACACTACTATGGATAAGTTTAAATCTAAATTTATCAATAAGTTGTATAAACAATCTCTTGAGAATGCATATATACAATCTTCACAAAACTTAGTTTCTCATCCTGCTAACTTTGATAAACTTATAGCACCTAACTCTGCAGACCAATTAAAAAAACTTGGTAACTTTATTGCAGAGAAAACAGTTGGTAAATCATTTGATTACAAAGATGTAGGAAACATGCTTGATAGAAGATTCATGACTAGACTTAGACATGCATTTGTTACAGGTAAATATGCTATTGGTATTGCTGCTGTAAATCAAACTAACCATTCTCTTAACCAAAGACAAGCTACTTATGTAGATGATACAAAACTTAAAATGTTAAGTAAAGAAGATAAGTTCTGGATAGGAGATGCTAAAATCAAATTCAATTCTAAATCATTTAATCAAATGACTATAGAAGGTAAAGGACTTGTTCCTTCACTATCTATGATTAAGAATGCAGAAGGTCAGGATATATCAGATATACTTGGACAGTTCATTGATGGGTATGTGGATATATCTGCAGGTCCATGGATCATGGAGCTTGGTGCTACACCTAATGTAGCTTCTACATTCATGTTCTTGGTTAAGATAGGTGTACCTATTGACACAGTATCATATTTCATGAACCAACCTATCATATATGATTACTTAAACAATATTGAGAATGCTGGTTATAGCTGGTTATTCATTGATGATTTTGTAGAAAATATTAAAGATAGTGACAAGTATAAGTTAACTGATGCTGATGATAAAGTGGGTAATATAGATGAAATTCCATCTAAAGCTATACTAAAAGAAAATGTAGGTAAGCAAACATTCAATGCAGCAGAAAAAGCTGATCAACATTTTATGCTTGATGAGTTCTTGAAATATGCTAAGATGGCTGAGCAAATGTTCTTAGTAACACAAGGAAGTAACTATGATACTGCTACACTTAATCATCCATTATTGATATGGAAGAAAGATCAACAATTAGCTAAAGCACAGAACACTATTATTTCTTCTGTAGATGAATTACTATCTAACTCTCACATTGGAAGTATTAGAACTAAAGCTGGTGAGATTAGAAAAGTTCTATCACAATTTCTTCCAAGTGATCAATCTAAAGTGGCTAGTGTAATACAAAAAGTTTTAACTCCTTATATTAATATGGGTGATAGAGACTTTGTTAAGACAGCACAAAAAGTACAGAATGATCTTTTTGACTGGGCTATACAAACTAACGGACAGTTCAATAAAGACCTTAGAGCTGCACTGATTGATGATGGTGGATATGCTAAAGATATTCTAGACTTTGTAAACAGTGTTAAAGAAGATATTAAGCATCCATTATATGATAATCACGTAATCAATATTATTGAGAGTGATCCATCTAAGAAAGCAAGTGAGAATACACCTAATAATATCAAGGTGAAAGGTATTGATAATAAAGTGTATGATCAGAATAATATCATATACGCATTTAGAGAAATAAGAGAATATCTAAACTCTCAGAATGAACTAACTGGTGAGAATAATCAATTGTACAATAATCTTGTAACACTTGCTGTATTACAATCAGGACTTTCTAATTCACCTATATCATTTACATCTGTTCTTCCTTATGAAGACTTTGAAAAAATATATAACAAAACATTGTCCAAGTTAGAAACTATTAGTAACTTAGACGACTTTAGTAAACTAGGTGTATTCCAAAGAAATAACTGGAGTAACGATGATGTAGTTCCTAATAAAAGAGCAAACTGGATTCAATCTAAAAAGTCAGGAGACTGGTTTTATAATCCATCCATGGCATTCTTAAGTGCTCCTGTAAAAGAAGCAGTTGCTAATGATACAATTCCACCAGTGATGACACAATCTATAGGTAGTAGAGAAGGAAGTTCTGATTTTGTTGTTTATACATGGGAGAAAAGAGAAGACTTATTGACTGAGCAAGAGATGCAAGATTATAAAGATGAAGTTGCTAGAGCTGGATATGAAGGAAAAATTGCTCCAAGATTGTCAGATGTAATCAATGCTAAGAAAACAGAGATGCGTAAAGCAGGAGATTACTCTTTTATTAACAAAGGATTGTTTCAAAAGGTGTATGATGATTATGGAACACCATTAATTATACCACAACAGAGCGGTGATTATTATATATACAAAGCTATAAATGCATGGGGTGATTCATTCAGAGCTAATGAGTTCTATGAAACAGATCACAATTCTGTATTTGATAATGGATTCATGCAAGTGAAAGATGTAGACAACAATGTAATCATCAATAAGTTCTTAGAGAAAGCAGTTAAGAAGACTGCTCCAAAAGAAGGACTTGTTAAACCTGCACAAGTTGAAAGTATTTACACTATAAGATTAAAAAGTGGTGTATATAATAAATCTGATGTCAATTCAGAAATGCTAGAAAAAATGGGATACAGTCCAGAAGCAATAGGTAAAATTTTAAAATCAACATGTTAAGTTATGGCAAATTGTCCAAATAAGAATTTAGAAGAATGGAAATTATTAGTAGCATCTAGAGGAGAAGATGTTGCATATTACCTATGGGATAAATATAGTGGTCGTGTTCCTGAATCAGAAAGTAAATTAGAGATTGTAAAGAGTGGATTAAAAGCTACAAACATTTTACAAACTCCTAAAGCTGATCAGTTCTTTGGTGCTGTAGCTAAAAACAAAATCACTGGTGACTTCTTCTGGAAGAAAATGCAAGCTGATCTTGGTATTCCTAAAGATCAATTAGAAATTCTTAAGTCATTCAATACACAAGATAGAGGAGAACTTATTTCTTCTCTTCTTGCTAATTATAGTTTTGCTATTGAGATTAACACTTCTAAATTAGATGCTCCACGATTTGCACAAATGGATGATGATGGTTATTATACAGATGGAGATTTTGTAGAAGGTAAAGAAGGGGAAAATACAAAATATTACTCTAACCTAACAGTTCCAGGAGGAACTAACTATACAGAGAATGAAATAGCTACACCAGCTATTACACCAAGTATAAAAGGACATGCTCAGTTTGCTACAGATCAAGGTATAGGTTGGTTTAGAAGTGATGACGCACAAACTAAAGATTCTTTTGGAGAAATTATGGAAGGTAACTTTGTTGAATATGGAGAAATACCTGGAGAAACTTTACCTATTCCAAAAACAGCTATCTTAAAACCAGCTATTAAAACTCGTAGAATACTAGAAGTACAATCTGATTTATTTCAGAAGGGTAGGGATAAAGAAGATTTAGTAAACGTAGATTTACATAATGCTCTTATATATAAAGCACAAGGAGGATTTGAAGCAGGGCAAAAATTTAAAGTTAAAGACTCTTGGTTTCAAGTAATAGAAAAAAAAGAAACAAATGTTAAATATAAATATAAATATTTAATCAAAAATCTTAATAATGATAAAGAGGCTATAGTATCATATGATACTATATATAATAATATTAAGAATTTTTATTCTAATGCTAAAACTAAAAATGATTTTCTTCAACTATTAAACCAAGGATCTAACTGGGTAACATTCTTTGTTAAATCTATTATACAAGATAGTTCTAAAAAAGGATATGAGAAAGTGTTATTCCCTTCTGGTAATACAGCTAGTAAAGTAGAAGGACATACAACATTAGAAGAGTTTAAGAAAGAAAAAGAAGATAGACTTCAAAAAATAAATAATGATTTAGATTTATTAACTAATGAATACGGTTTACCAGAAGGACAGAAATATTTTTATTCAGATGCAGAATATATTGTTTTTAAAGAAGGTAAGTTAGTTGAGCATAAATTTAATCCTTCTAATTATCAATATATTGATGTTGAAATAAATAAAGATAGACTTGAAGCTATTAAAAACTTTGGTGGAAATAAAAGTTTAGATAGAAATGCTATAAATAAATTAACTATACCAGGAGCATTAAAAGCTGAAAAGAAACAATTAGAACAAGAAATTGAAAGAGTTGAGACTGAAGGATTTGGAGCTCTTAAACCTATATATAACTTCTATGAGAACACTGTAAAGAATGTTCTTAACAAACAATATGGTAAAGAGAATGTAAAACAAGTTACTGATGAGTATGGTAATACATGGAATGAAGTAGAGATTGTTCCTGAGAGAGAGCAACAACCTATATTCTTACAAAAGAAAGGTGCTCTTGAGTCATCTAAATCTTCTCCTGAAACAATAGCAAAGGTAAAAGAACTTGCTAAAGCTATGGGAATAGAGATACAAGATCTTGTTACATACATGAAGCAAACAGGAATAGATAATCCTAATGTAAATGGTGCAGCAGATCTTATAAGAGGAATTATTGCTATTGCTGAAGGTAAAGAAGATGTTGCTCTTACAGAAGAGATGGTGCACATTGCTACAGCTCTTATAAATCTAAAGAATCCACAGATGATCACAGAGATGATCTCTAAGATAGATAGATTTGAAATATACAAAAGAACACTTAACGATTATAAAAATGATCCTGCTTACCAACTTCCTAATGGTAAACCAGACATCAGAAAGATCAAAAAGGAAGCTGTAGATAAACTTATAGCTGAATTGATTATCAATGAATCTGAGGGCTCTACAGAGTTCCCTGAGTTGATGAATGAAACCAATAGATCTATTATCAGAAGATTTTGGGAATCTATTCTTGATTTCTTTAGAGGGCAATATGGTAAATCTAATATTAAACTATTTGGAGAAACTGCTAGGCTTATATTAAATAATGGTGTAGAAGGTAATGTACTTGATTTAGATTCAAAAGAAATCTATTATCAACTTACAGATGCTCAAAAGAATGTTCAACAAAAGATTCAAGAGACTAAAGACAATCTTAAGAAAGTTGAATCTGATGACATGGTGGTTGATCCATTATTACTTGATGAGGAAACAGCAAACAACTGGTATGAAGTATTACAACCTGATGGTACTTGGAAGAAGGTTACTAAAAGGGTTACTGATAGAGTGAAGGCTTGGTACAAACAAAGATTTGGAAACAAAACTTTTACACCAGAAGAAATAAAATTCAATGAACTAAAAAGAGATCTTGGTATAAAAGGTCATGGATATTTTGAAGAAGTACATGGTAGATATTTTAATTCTGATGGTACAAGAAAAGAAGTGATTGATCCTCGTCCTGCAATATATAATCCATCTGATAAAGATGTATATATGAAGATAGAGAAGTATTACACAGATCTTGTAGCTAGTTTCTCTAAAGAAGGAAAAAATCCATTAGTGTTCTCTGAGGTGATGTTATATGATCCTAAAGAGAAAGAAGCTGGAACCATTGACCTTTTAATTATAGAAGAAGATGGTAAGGCTAACATCTTTGACTGGAAATTCATGAGTGTAGCTGCTGGTGCAAAAGATGTTGCTTGGTACAAACAAGGAGCATACAATGTACAACTTGGTAGATATAAAGAAATGTTACGTAGTGCATATGGTGTAAAAGAAATAGGAATGAATAGAGCTATTCCAATCATCATGGATCTTAAACAAGAGAATCCTAAGATTGAGAACTCTCCTATGGTCCTTAAAGGTATTGCTATTGGTTCTGTAAACACTGCAGATATTGAGGATGTAAGACTTATCCCTGTATCAGAAGAAGCTGAATCTACTGGATTTGAATCACTTGACACATTGCTTAAGAAACTTAATGCTGTTTACAAACAAATCAGTAAATCAAATGTTACTAATGAGGAAGAACGTGAGTTTAAAAGAGAACGTATGAACATTCTTAAAACAGCTATACGTACAGCACAAGGTTCATTAAACATTGCTCCTCTTGTAGATGTAATTAAAATCATGAGAAAGGAAGGTCAACAGATTCTTGATGATTATAAAACTATATATGAAGGAAGACCTGCTACATCACAAGATTTTGATAATAGTCAGTTATCAGACTTTGCTGAAGATATGAGAGAGTACATAGCTACATCTGATGTATTTGGTAGAATAGATGATCTTATTGGAGATCTTATCTACACTGCTGACATGGAAAAGAATGCTACCACAGAAGAAGAGAAAGCAGAAGTGGCTATGAGAAAAGATCTTCTTTTCAATATTACACAAGAAGCTAAATTAATTAGAGCTTCTGAAAAAGATATAGTGAAAGCTTCTGAAGCATTTGCTGATAAGTTTATTGGACAAAGAAACTTAGTTGTAGGACTTACAAAAGCTGAGGCTGTAGTTAAAGGATTATCTTCTACATTCAGAGGTATATCAGATTTACCAACTGCATCATTACAAATCTTATATAAACTTGTAACTAATGCAAAAGGACTAGCATCACAAAAAGCTCTTGGAGAAGTGAATGAGCTTATGGCAATAAGAAAAAAACTTGCTGATAGAGGTGGTGATCTTAGAAAACTTGTACAAGAGATATATCAAAAAGATGATAAGGGTAAGATAGCTAATAAACTAATTTACAAGTTTGATAGAAAGTTCTATGATCAAGTAGATAAAAATTCTATTGAAGGAGATAAACAATTCATATTAGATAACATTGATGTTGATGCATATAAAGCAGAAGCTTTAAAAATCATGAACGAAAGAATATCTAAGATTAAAAGAATGTATGATGAAGATGAAGATCTTAGAGAAAAACTTATTTATGAAGAACAAAGAAAGTGGGACATAGATAGAGAAGACTTTAATGGGTTTGATAACTATGTTATAAAAAGACATCCTCTTGAAAAATGGCAATCTGAAGAATACAAAAAATTAAAAAAGGATCCTGAGTTATTAAGTCTTTATGAATTTATTACAAAAATGAATTCTAAAGCAAAAGATGCAGGGTATATAAGTAATAAAGTGTCTTCTACATTCTTACCATTTGTAAGAAAAGGTATGGCAGAAAGTTTTGCTTGGGACTTTAGTCTCTCTGCTGTTAAAAACTTTGGAACTAATCTATCTATTAATGCTGATGATGTTGGATATGGATCTGTGAATGAACTTACAGGAGAACTAGAGAATAGTATTCCTAAATATTATACATATGATTTTACAAGAGGAGAAGATGGGGTGAATGATTACAGTGATGTTAGTGAAGACATATTCAAAAATATGATCTTATATATTAATCATGTAGAGAAGTATACATATTTAACAGATGTAGAAGGACAACTTCAATTAGTTAAAACAATTGAGACATTCAAAGATCATTTGAACACTAGTAGAACAGGTGATGTTATAATTAAAGATGGTAGCCCTGAAGAACTTAAAGGTAATGATGAAAACACTAAGATATTTAATGACTTCTTACGTGCTCTTCTTTATGAACAAAAGTATCCTCTATCTGATTCTGACATTCCATTAGGCATTGGTAAAGTGACAAACTTTATGAAGGGAGCAATTAATAAAGTGGCTGGAAGAGAAGTGTTCACTATAGATGATGATCCTAGTCCTACATCATTAGTAAAGACTATTGATGCTGCTAATAGAGCATTCCAATTAAAAACTCTTGGATTTGAATTCATATCAGGAGCTGTCAATTTATTTGGTGCTAACATACAGATAGCAACACAGGCTGGTAATTATTTTAAAGCTAGAGAATTTGCTGCTAATGAAGGAAAACTTATAGGGAATAAATTTAAAAATGATGATGAAAGAAAAATGTTCATCCAATTGATTGATAAATTTATGCCACTTAAAGATGATCCTACATATGATAAGTTAAGAGAGTCAGGGATGAGTGTTTTGACAAGACAGAACTTCTCTGATATGCTTATGGTATTTATGAGACAACCTGAGCAACATGTAGAGAAATCTATATTCTTAACTCTTCTTCAAAACATGATGGTAGAAGATGGTAAAATAGTTAGCATTAGAGAGTTTGTAAAAAATAAATATAAAGGTAGATTTGATAATGCAGCTGTGTATGCAGAAACTAAAACACAAATCGATGCTGAAATAGAAGAACTTAAAAAGACAAGATCTATAGATGCTATTAAAGAACTTAAAGATGGTGAACTTGTTATTCCTGGTCTTGATCTTAATAACACTGTAGAGCTACAACGTCTTACAAACTTAACTAGACGTATATCTAGAAATGCTACAGGTGGTCTTTCTGATTCTGATATGAATAGAATGGGAATGAATATCTGGACTAAGAGCATGATGGTGTTTAAGAACTGGATTCCTAAACTTGTTGATACACGTTTCTCTGAATTAAGAAGAGTGTCTGATGACTTCTCTGTAACAATTGATGAAGATGGTATATCTGAAGGAGATAAATATGATATTGGTAGAGTTAGACTTTGGACTTATGTAATGGGAACTTCTATTAGAGATAAAAGTTCTAATATCTACAACATCTTATCTATGAATGATAAAGGTATTGTTGCATTAGATAAAATGTATGAAGATTTTGCAGAGAAGTATGAAAAAAGAACAGGTAAAACTTTTAACATGACTAAAGAAGACTTCATTGATATGATTAAAAATAATCTACGTAATGAAGCAAAAGAACTTGCTATACTATTATCATTATTTGGAATGATGTTCTCTTTAGGATTTATAGCACCAGATGATGATGATGATAAAGCTACTAAAAATCTTCATAGATATACACAAAGAGTTATTGATAAATTTATAGGTGAGCTTTCATTCTTCTACAATCCTGTAGAGTTTCAAAGAATATTAAGTGGTGGAATGTTTCCTGCTATTGGAATCTTCTCAGATATTGAAAGATTTACAAGTCATACAGTAATGGAATTTACTGGATACGATATATCAAATCCAGATCTTACTACTGAACAGGTTAGAAAAAAAGCTCAACCAATTAAAAATCTTGCTAAAATGTTTCCTTTTACAAAATCATTAATGACCTACGGAGCAATATTTGATGCTGATTTTGCTAAAGAATTTGATATAACAATTCAAAAAGAAACTAGAAGATAATCGAACGCTATATTATACCATCTATTTTCTATAACACTTTGACGCTAAGTTTATAAACATTATTTTTACACATTATACAACATACCCATGAATCAATTTTGTGAAGCTATTCCATGTCCTGTTATACTAAATGCTACCTGTGTATTCTACGAAGGAGCTAGTTTAGTATGTTCAGGAATCAATACTAATGATACCCTTGAGACTGTCATAGTTAAGTTAAATCAAAAACTATGTAATGTTAGTGGTACATCTGGTACAAGCGGTACTAGTGGGACCAGTGGTACAACTGGTACCTCAGGATCTAGTGGATCTTCAAGCACTAGTGGTTCAAGTGGAACATCTGCAACTAGTGGTACCACAGGTACTAGCGGTACATCAGGTACAAGTGGATCAAATGGTGATAGATATAAAACATCTTCTACAACAGATTTCACATTAGGATATGCAGGAACGCTCACTGTTGGTACTGGATTAGCATATACAACAGGACAATCTATTATAATAGTTCATGATATTAATAACTATCAAGAATGTGTTACTATTTCTTATAATACACTCACTGGTATATTAGTATTTGGTACACCAAATTTAACTGTAGGTGGAGGAGCATTCACATCATGGATTGTAAATCTTGATGGTGCTACAGGTGGTGATGGTTCTTCAGGAACATCAGGAAGTAGTGGAACAGCTGGTACATCTGGAACCACAGGTACAAATGGTACAAGTGGAACTACAGGAACATCAGGTAGTACAGGTTCTAATGGTACATCTGGAACAAGAGGCTCAAACGGAACAAGTGGCACAACAGGTACTTCTGGTTCTTCTGGTACTACTGGCACTAGTGGAAGTAACGGAAGTAATGGTACATCAGGTACCACAGGAACAAGTGGTTCTAATGGATCTAATGGTACGTCAGGAATAAATGGTGTGAGTGGTACATCTGGATCTAATGGAAGCAGTGGAACATCAGGATATGATGGAATAAATGGAACTAGTGGCACAACAGGTACGAGTGGAACAAGCGGAACAAGTGGAGATACTGGTAGTAGTGGAACCTCTGGTACTACAGGTACTTCTGGTACAACAGGTTCAAATGGAACTTCTGGTACATCAGGGACTACAGGAACTAGTGGTACTAATGGTACAAGTGGTATTGCATCAGGACAAATATATTATTTTAATGAATCTGTAACACAGACACCATTAACATATAAACAGATTGCCCCATTACCAACTGCAGCTTTAACACAAACAGTAACAAGAACAACAACAGGATTAACACCTGTATTAGTAGATACATTTATTACAGATGCAAGTGGATTGGGCGTGAATGTTATTCCTCCTGGAACACAAAGATTTCATTTACATTTCTTAAAAGGAGCTTCTGGATTTAATACAGATACATTCTGTACAATAGAATTAGCTGATAGTGCAGGAACAAGTTATGGTACAGTGATACCAACTAATCAAGTGTTAATTCCTTGGATTAGTTCTATTCTTCCTGTTGAGGTATATGTAGATTTAGTAATACCAACATCATTTTTTATTCTTCCTACAGATAGAATGATTGTTAAAATATATGTTGTAGATCAATCATCAGGTAATCATCCTGTAACTTGGTATACAGAAGGAGAACAATATTATTCTTATGTTATAACATCTCTTGGTGCTACATATGGTACATCAGGTACTTCTGGTACTAGTGGATCTTCAGGTACAACTGGTGCAACTGGAAGCTCTGGAACAAGTGGAAGTAATGGATCTTCAGGTACTAGTGGTAATACAGGATTACCTGGAACAAATGGAACTAGTGGAACCAGTGCAACAGCAACAGTTCCCAATCTTCAACAAGTTACTAATGTTGGTTCAAGTACTACAAGTGGTATAACTGCTGCATCATTTATTAAATCAGGAGCTACATCATCTCAATTCCTATTAGGAAATGGCACAGTTAATACACAGATAAATTTAAGTGGTATTAATTTAGGAAGAGTAACTGGTACAACAGCAAATACAATAGCTGCATCTTATTTATGGCCTACTGACATAATATCTGCAGCTAAAACTTTTACTATTAATTTAGGTGTGTTTAAAGTAAATTTAACTGGTACTTGTCAAGTTAGGGTGTATGCTAATTCATCTGTTAGTCTTACTGGAGCAACTTTACTTTCAACAACATCAATGACAATTGCACAATCAAATGCTAACATCATAAGAAATATTGTGAATTATGATGGATCTGGATTTTATATATTTTATTTACCTACAACATCAGCTTTCCATGATTATTTAGCATTTACTGTCAGTACACAGGTGTATGATCTTTCATCTAATATATATATTATTGTTGCATTTCAAAATAGTACAACTACAGAAGATGCATTTTTAAAGTATATTAAAATATCAGCTATATAATGAAAACAGTAATAAACAATACCACAGGACAACTATTATATTGTACAACAATAGAAGTTGTATTAAAAGAAAATGAAATACTAATTGATGAATTGCTAACAGAGGCTTTTGATAATCCGTATTTTGATTTTGAGAGTAGAACTTTTTATGATAAAATATGAATAAATTTATAGAAGAAAGATGGTATATGCACTTAGTAGGTGGAGCCATCACAGTAACACCAATAATATGGTTGTTGATTAAATTTGACCCCTCCTTTGACATAGGTAAGATAGCTCAGGTGTTTATAGCTGGCTTCTTTGCTTATTGTATTGGATTCATGTGGGAATATTACTTTGCTAGATTTCATGAGGCTCCATTTAGCTACAATGATATTTGGTTCACAGTGTTAGGTGCATTAATCGGAACATCATTATTATGACAAAGCAAGACAAAAATTGGATCTTATTCTGGGTAGTTGTATTTGTAGCATCTGCTATAGTGCTATACTTAACCAATCAAATATAAACCCTCTATGTGAGGGTTTTTATTATTTCTATTATCATATTTGATGTCACACTCTTCTGACATTCGAACTGTCTCTCTGTGCCTTCGTGTAATGGACACCAATTATAATTTCCTTTATCAAACTTATATTCTGGTTTATTCCAACATCCATGACATACATTTGTGTTAACTGGTCTATGGCATGAGAACTCATGATCTTTATCAGTGAAGTTAGAGATCATAATCACTGGTACATCTAACCCCCAAGCTAACCAACTTAATCCACTAGAGAGTCCTATAAAGAATTCACTTTGTGCTATCCATTCTATTGTACTACCCATTGATTTATCAATTAATCGATCACAATTATCAAATGGATTATTCTCTAGTGATACATTCTTCACTCTATATCCTTGATCATGTAGATAGTTAATCACCTCTTGCCAAGCTTCTCTGGTCCAAAACTTACATCCAGATGTACTATTTGTAGCTATTGTAACTAGTTTATAATTTGCTTTAAGTCCTGAGTGATGTATTATAGGTTTAATTTCTACATAAGGAAGACCTAAAATGTTTGTAGCTGTTTGTTGAAGAGGAATTGTATTAGGAAGAACAGGTTCTTTATTATCATTATAGAACCAACCTAACTTATACATTGCATATAGATTATTAACTACAGTTCCTGGTTCTACAAACTCTAGCTCTGTATAAACGTCAAGTATTTTGTTCCAAAAACTTGACACAATCACATGACATTTGTGTTTCTTCTTGAACTCAAGAGCATATGGTATCCAAGCTAATGTATCTCCTAATGAAGAACTATCAAAAGCAATGTACACTCTCTTGTCTGTCAAATCTATTATCTTATTGTACACTTCTACACCATCCTTGTAAACAATAGTTTGCCATGTAGTGAAGTATTCTCTGTTAAGTTTTATCCAATGGTTGCACTTTATTGTATCATAATGAACTAATAATTGTGTTTCTACATCATAAAACTCTACATCAAATGTACTATCACTAGTTCCTGTTATTTCAAGAAATGGTTGTCCAACAAAATTTTGTATGATATTATAATCATTTACAGGCTTTTTGTTCGGAATAACGGACATTGCTTTCTCATATAATGATATGTGATGTTTAGCAAAATCATCAGTTGTATTATTTATTGGTACATCATATTGCTTACCATAGTTTAATAACATCTCTAATTGAGTCTTTGGTTCTTTAATATCTACTATATACTCAGTGAACATATTCTTATACTGAGGAAGATTTCTAGCAAGAATAGGTAACCCATATCCAATAGCTTCTCTAAGTACAAGAGGATTACATTCCCATGTGCTGTTAAACATAAATGCATCTGCAGCTTTCATAAATCTATCTATGTCATCTCTTTCTCCCCATACAGTAACATTATCAGGTAGATCTTTCATTAAGGGTTTCCAATAGTCTTCAAAGTTACCAGCTTGATTACCTACAAAGTGAAACTCTATATATGGTAGAGATCTAGCTATCTCTATTCCTTCTCCTTGATTCTTTTCTTTGGTCCATAGTCCTACATTAACTACATGCTTTCTTCTACTATCCATTCCTAGATATGCTTTACTAAACAGTTTGTCTTTTGGAGAAACAATCTGTCTATCTATAGGGAACTCAATCACTTCTCTATAGCCATCTAGGTTAAAAAATGTATCTAAGTGATAGGGAGTACAGAAAGCATATGCATCTGGTGTAAATATCTTATTGGCAGGATTAAAAGAAACATCATGACAAGTCTCAACTATCCTATATTTCCTATCAGGAGAGTAAAGTCTTCTTACCATTTTAGCATCTAGTCTTTCAGACATCTCATCTATATGTATAATGTCTGGTTTAAACTCTTCTACAGCCTTAAAGATTCTCATCTTATCTTCATTCAGTGTATATAAGCCTGTAAGCTTTATAATTTCATCTCTCTGTACAACATAATCTTTGCTGTAACATTGATATTCTACCACTTGAATTGATACATTTGGCAGAGTTTGCAACGCTTGTATTCTCTTAAGAAGGAATGCTGGCATACCACCTGTAGATAGGTGAGGAGCAAGGAATAGAATTTTTAGTTTAGACATTGTTTAGACATTAGTTTAGACATTCGACTTTTAAAAACAAAGATATAAAAATATATTTAGCTTATGCTATATTATGAAGGAAATCTCCTCAGACCATTTTATTATATGGAATATATGATTTACATTTGTTATAAAATTTTATAATTATTTCTTCCTTGCAATTACGTTCTGTAATTGTCTATTATTATAATAATACTACCATCTGCACTTATGGAAAACAATTTTGAAAAACACGTAGAACAAGAATTAAAAAGCATGGACCAACGCCTATATGATCTAGAGGAGAAGATGACTTCAATAGATACCAAACTAACACAAGTTGTGGACGCTATATTAGGAAACGCATTAACCAAAGCAGGAGGTTTTGTTGCTGAGTTGAATGAATTGAAGGGTAAGATAAAAACCCTAGAGGATAAACTTAGTAAACAGGAAAACTTCAAGAATAGAGTGATGTGGACTATTGGTATAGTAGTGGCTATTGGTGTTATACTACAATATCTAGCAAGTATCTATTATAATATAAAACGAGCATGATGTTTATAAAAAAGAATTACTTATACTTAATCATAGGTGTCCTACTTCTTGTAATACTATTACAGAGATGTACATCTGGTGAACCTATTAAGCCTGTACCACCAACTGTAAAGATAGACACTGTGTGGATTAAACGTGATAGTATTATATATTCTAAGCCTAAGATAGTAACAGTTATCAAAGGAATCCCTGAGTTACAATATGTACCAGATACATCTTATGCAAAGCTTGTTGTACAATACAAAAGTTTAGTTGATCT